GTAGATATTATTTACAAAATTTCCAAAATTCTGCCTGTATATTTAATGACAGGAAATCATGACATTTATAAGAAGAAAGAAACAGATGTAAACTCACTGGTTGCATTTAGATTTATCCCAAACGTTACAATTTTTGAAAAACCCTGTATAATAACTAATAATAAATCCAAAATTTTGATTCTTCCTTGGATTGGAGAATCTGTCGAAGAAGAACAATATGCTCGTAAAAATGCAGGCAACGCTGAATATATTTTGGCTCATACTGATATGGCAGGATTCAAATATGATAATGGCCATAGTATTGTAAGAGGAGTTAATTTAAGGGATATTAAGGGATATAAAAGAATATTTTCGGGCCATATACATAAGAGACAAGAAATTGATCACATGATGTATATAGGTTCACCCTATCACACTAAACGCGGGGACATAGGGAATAAAAAGGCTGTTTATATATTTGACCCCGATAATAACAAGGTTGAATTCTTTGAAAATAATTTATCATCGGTATTTCAGCGAATTCGATTAGAAGATTTAATGGAATGGACATTAGAGTATGCAAGTCAAGTTTTAGCCAACAACTATACTGATATTATAGTTCCAGACAAATATGTTCACTTATTTAATTTAACTAAATTTATAGATCTTCTTAAAGGATGCCCTTACAAAAAGATTGAAACAACTAGTGAAAAAGTTAAAACCGATGATGAGTTTGTAGGTATTATTGATGGAGAAGATATTAAAGATATTTTAACTCTCCTTGAAATGAGTATAAGTGATTTGAATTTAGCTACAGAAATGTTAGTTAAATTAAAAATGCTGAATAAAGAATATTATGAAAAGGCTTCGAAAGAAGAAACCGTTATTGCTGATTTAGAATATGAAACTGAAGAAAATTGAGTGGAGAAATATAGGTCCTTATGGAAACAAGCTGCAAGAATTAGAATTTTCTGACACTGGTGGGTTGTGGATGGTTACGGGCAAAAATGGCAATGGTAAATCTTTTGTTGTTAATTTACCAAAGATTCTTTATTATGGCCGTTTAGATAAGTTTAAGAAAGATGATATAGCTAATCGATTAAATAAACACGGATGGATTCGTGGCCAAATCGAGGTTAATCCTAATACTACAGTAGAGATTGAAAGATGGTTATCTCCACAAGATTTAATTGTATATAAAGATACAGGAGATGGTCCCGAAGATATCGGAAAGGCTATTTCTAAAAATTATCAAGATTATATTGATATGGAAGTTACTGGCTTGCCATACCACATCTTCTCTAATATCATTTCATTATCAGTTAATGATTTTAAATCATTCATTTCAATGACCCCTAATGATAAAAGAATCATTATAGACAAGCTTTTTGCTATGGAGGTTATTAACCAAATGAATAAGCTTGTTAAAGAGGATCTTAGAAAAATAAAAACAGACATAACTTTATTTGATAGAGAAATACAATCTCTAAAGAACACTATCAAAACCGCATCAAAAGAACTTGAAGAGTTAAAAGCTAAAATAAATCAAGATAACTCTGATCAAATAAAGCAAGTAGTTCAAAAAATGAACGAATTTAAGCCTAAATTAGAAGATGCTTATAAAAAATTAGATGAGTATACAAAGAAAGAGAATGACATCAAAAAAGCATACGATATTTTTAAAAATCAAAAATCCAATTTAAAAAATGATATTAAAAATCTAAAGAAACAATTAGATCTATATGAACAGGATAAATGCCCTACTTGTGCTACTCCATTTACAGAACAAAGATTTGAATTATTGAAAGAGGAACTTCATTCAAAATTCACTGCTAAGAATGAAGAATTAGAATTATTATTGAAGACTGAAGATCAATATACAACTTCATTATCAAAGGTCCAAGAAGGTTTAAAAAGAATAAATACTTTTATTATTCAAGTTAAAACTGCATTTCAATCTCTTCAAGCCGAACTTGATCGTTTAAAGAAAGATAAACCAAAGGAATTCTCCTCAATCCAGAATATCATTTCTAAAAATACTATTGAAGTTCAAACAAAAGAAACAGAAAAAGTAACTTTAGATGAAGATTTCAAATATCGATCTGTACTTGAACAATTATATTCCGATGACGGAGTTAAAAAGAAAGTTCTTGAGAGTTATCTTCCAACCTTGAATAAAGAAATTGAGTTTACTCTTAATGAATTACACTTTCCTTATCGCTTAAGATTTAATAATGATTTTGCGCCATGTATCGAACATTTAGGAATCGAAATAAATGTCGAAACTCTATCCACGGGAGAAAAGAAAAGAGTTGATTTAGCTGTTTTGATTTCAATCATTAGAATGTTAAAACGCAAATACCCTTCTTTAAACATTTTCATGCTTGATGAGGTACTCTCTTCAATTGATGGTGATGGCATTTATGACATAATTGGATTACTCCAGAAGACCTCCAAGGAGCTCCTAATGAATATTTTCATTATCAATCACTCTCCTCTTCCTGTTGAGTTTTTTGATTATAAAATTTCTATAGAAAAAAGAGACGGATTTAGCGATTTAATCGTTGAAAAACTTGAAACAGATTAAAACCATCCTTTATAATAAGTTGTTCTAGGATTCCAACTTTTATATGACGAAAGGGCTTTCATTCCTTCAATATATCCTTCTATGGTTTCTTGAGCGTCTTTAATACTTTTATCCCAAACATCTAACTTATCCATTAGGTTCATAAATCCATTAACAACCGCCATCATCTTATCTTCGCTACTAGTATTTTCATATTCACGAGAAGTTTCTAAATCATTCATAATTGGAGCATAAAAATTATTGGTCATCAAAACATCCAATAATTTTTGTGCTCTTTCATTGAAGTCAGGATATATTTTAAGAATGCATTCCTTAAACTTGTTTTTGATCTCATCACCAGAAACAGGTTTTAAAATGCTTTCGACAGATTCATTAGTAAACTTAGCCCTCATGTAATCTTTTATTTTATTTATCTGATAATATATAAAAAAATAAGATTTTAATTATGCGCGCTAAACGTATACATGAAAATATACAGGACATTCTATTGCCAAAGAGCAAAATGGAAGCTGTAGATCAATATATCCATGATAAAATATGGGATGATATGATGGAGCAGATACAGGGGATGGTTGATACAATACAAAAACAAGGTGTTTCTCTTGAAAAAAACGAAAAATTTTTATTAACTACCTTCATTAATCATTTTGATGGGGCCGTTACTTATGCTATAGAAACGTATATGGATGATGAAATGGATGATGAGATAGATAAATAAATAAAACAGTATGGGAAAATATTTAGAAGATTTTAAAAATCGCTTTAAAGATAAGGGTATTGACGAAGAGGAAATTCTCGATTTAATTGAGATTCATGGCCCCCATAAAGCTATTTCTATTATTCGCAAAAAATACCCACAAGCTTCAGATCAAGATATAGATGATCTTATTGCAAGGTATGCAACCACACCATATAAATTAAAAGAAAATCAAAAAATGAAAGCAAGATTCGTAAAAGAAAGTCTTGAACGGGATCAAGATATTTATGACGAAGAAGATGGTGAAGAAGTAGAAGTTACTGAATCTCCATTTGATAAAGTTGAAATGACAGAAGATCCTGATGAAGATGATTTAATTATTCAAGATGAGTTCGAAGCAACTTTAAATAATGAATTAAAGGTTCCTGAGTATGCTAGAAGAACTGTTTCATTTAAAGTAAAAGGAGAAAAGGGAATTGTTGATGCGGTTCCTATGGCTAGGATGAAAGACGGTGCGTTCCTAATGAAGGTTGGAAACACTTATCGCAAATTTAAAATGGATGATATTATTGAAGAATCATTCAAAGCTAAAACAATTTTTAAAAAATGAAACTAGTTAACGAAGAATTAGAAGATGTTTTAAAACCTAAATCTGAAAAAGAGGTTAAAAAATCTATAAAAACTGCTGTGGAAAGAGAGCCTTTAAATTATTATATTTTTATTGATGAAGGATATTATGATGTTGATTTTGCAGATGAAGACCCAGACGATTCTGAATATGAAGAATATTTAGAAGATTATTTAGGAATGTCCGAATTGCCTATTTATGGTTATCCGGGAACTATCAACCCGGATGAACAAGATGAAGTGGATAATTTTTCAGACCACAGAGATGAATTTCCTGAAATTGGAATGGCAACAGTTTTATTTGATATGGATAATGAACCTTCAATAGAAGATATTAATTTAAAACCAAGCGCTTCTAAAAAATATAAAATCCCTTTGATACACGAACTCCTTCCAAGCGAAATAACTATTTTGTTTCCATCTTTATGAAATTAGTAAATGAAAATATTGAGGATGTTTTAAAGCCCAAATCTGAAGAAGATCTTGAAGTAGCATTTTATAATAGATTATGGGATTTTGAAAGAATGGATCCTAAAGAAATTGTTGACTCAATCGCAGAAGAATTTGGTGTTGGAACTCTCGATGTCGCTATTCATATTTTAAATAATATTGAACACACAGAACTTCATGATTCAATAAAGTTAGTTTATAATGATTATCTTAGAGAAAATCGAAAAATTGATATGGGAAGATTAGGTTTGCCCAAAGGAAAATTAACTTTTAAGTAATGTTTGTTGCGGAATCTTTAGAAGATGTTTTAAAACCAAGATCTCAAGAAGCTATTAATAAAGATCTTGATCAAGTAATTGATGATTTTATTGATCAAGTAACCTTAAAAGATTTCATAAAATCCTTTAATAATATCAAAGAATGGCAAGGTGGATTACATTTTAATAGAGGATTTATGAGAAGATTAAAAAGAGGAGATCAATATTTCTTTTTAATGGATAGGGATTCTTTATTTAATATTGTAGATGATTTAGCCACAGCCTTTAAATTTGACGAACCCCTTATTTCTGATATTGATAAAGCCCAACAAAATCAAGACTACAACGCTTCTTATAAATTCCCCGAATTTAATAAATTTTGGACAGAATTTCTTCATTTGAGTAGAAATTTAACTAAGGATAATTATAATCATGCTGTCAACCGGGCTCTTGAAAAAATAGCCCAAAAATTCAATGTAGAATATTAAACACCCAAAAACTTGGGTGTTTTTTATTTATACAAACAAATATGGGAATGACAGATATTTTAAAACCAAAATCAAAGGACGAATTAAATACCGTCATTGATACTTATATAAAAGATTTTGAAGATACTTATATGCCAATGGGGTTCCAATGGCGCAAAGGACAGAAGGAAGCAGTAGAACAAATAGTTCAAACATATTTAGAGAAGAAATATAAGGTTGTTATTCTTGATGCGCCGGTCGGAAGTGGAAAATCACTTATTGCTATGGCAGTATCTCACATTTTAAACATAACAAAAAAGAAAGGTTATATTCTTGCTTCTGAAATATCGCTTCAAGACCAATATCAAAATGATATAAATAGGTTTAAATTGCCATGGGGTCTGGTTAAAGGAGTAGATCATTATAAGTGTACTGATAATGATGAAAAACATTCATTAGGGACATGTAAGATAAGAAACACAAATCCCCGTAAAATGCTATGTTATAATGAATGCCCTTATTTTTCTGCCAGAGATATGGCTGTCAACGCTGATACAGCAGTTTTAAATTACAATTATTGGTTGATCATGCAGAATTTTGTAAATTCTCACAATAATGAGGAAACAAGAACTCCATTGTTTCCTCCTCGAGATTTTACGATATGTGATGAAGGACATAAAATTCTTGACATCGTTCAAAATCATTATTCACCAAGATTTACAAAAGGAACCGTTGAAAAATTAAAGAAGCTTTCTGATTTTTTTAGAAATCATAAAGTTAATGACCATACTTTAGATGTAGATGTTGTTGAAAGCTCAATAGAAGAAATGTGGAATACCGAAGACCAAGATAATCTACATGGCCATTTGTGTTCTATCGAAAAAGCACTTAAAACTTTTTTGATTTCAATAGAGAAATTAAAAGATCGAGTTGAAGCAGAATATCAAAAGAAAAAACCCCCTGTAGAATGGAGAGAAGCCTTATTTCTTTCTGACTGGGTTAAAGATGTTCATTGTAAGGTTGAAGATTACAACTACATTATTAGTCATACTACAACCCGAAATCTTATTAAAAACCCATCTGCAGATGAATTAATTTTTAATTGTCTACAGGAGAGTTATTTAATGAATAGGTTCTTTCATCAATTTACTGGATTTACTGTATTAATGAGTGCAACATTTGCAGATCCAAAGGAATACATGAGGGCCGTTAACATCAAAGGAGCGAAGTACATTAAAATGGATAATACTTTTCCATTTGAAAAATCCCCTATTTATTATTATCCAAAAAGAAGGATGACTTATAAGGAAATTGATAATAATAAAGAATGGCTTTATAAAAAAATCAATGAAATAATATCAAAACACGCAGGAGAAAGCGGTATTATTCACTCCGCTTCTTATGATTTGACAATGAAAATAAGAGATAATTTAACTCCTGAAAATAGAAAGAGGGTATTTGTTTATGAGGGAACAGAAGAGAAACGACAGATGCTTGATATGATGAAGGCAACAAAGGGAAAAATAATAATGGGGCCTTCAATATTAGAAGGATTGGATTTAAAAGATGAATTTTCACGTTTCCAAATATTTGCCAAAGTTCCCTATCTGTCACTAAGTGATAGATTTGTTAAAACAAAATTGTCTATAAACCCTGGTTGGTATAAGTGGCGAGCGGTGGTTTCTCTGCTTCAAGGAGTAGGGCGCAGTATTCGTAATGAAGATGATTGGGCTGTTACATATATTTTAGATGGTTCTTTATCTGATCTTATTCATTATAATCGCCATATGTTTCCGAATGATTTTATTCGACGAATAAAAATAATGGATGATATATAATATGGTATATCTGGAAAACCATTATAATAGTCATGAATCATTTTATTTATATAACTACTAATTTATTAAATGGAAAACAATATATTGGAGATCATTCTTGTTATAATCCCATATGTGATAATTATTTAGGTAGCGGAATTTATATTAATAAAGCTATAAAAAAATTCGGTAAAGAAAATTTTAAAAGGGAAATATTAGAATCATTTAATTCAAAAGAAGAAGCTTTTAATGCTCAAGAAAAATATATAAAACTTTATAAAACTCATGTTTCTCAGGGCGGATATAATATAAGCTGGAAAGGGGGTCATCAATGTTCGAAAAGTGTATCAATAGAAACAAGATTAAAAATGAGTCAAATTAAAACTGGAAAAAAGAGAAAGCCCTTTTCTGAAGAACATAAATTAAAACTTAAACAAAAAAATTCACATCGATTGATAGCTTATAATAGATCTAAAGAAGGGCGTGAAATGGTATCTAAATTATTCAAAGGAAAGAAAAAATTTTTTTCTGAGGAGCATAAAATAAATATTGGAAAGGCAAGTAAAGGCAGAAAAATTCCAGGGAAATCTATAGTTATTATAAATAAGAAATATGATAGCTTGCATGAAGCCTCCAGAAAATTAAAAATCCCCTTAAATACTATTAGACATCGCTTACTTAGCAAAAATTTCAGGGATTGGTATTATACTAATGAATAAATAAAATAAAATCATTTAAATGAGAGCAAAATCCGTAAATGAAGAATATGAAGATTTTGGTCTTTCTGCTGAACAGGCAAAGAAGTTAAAAAAGACCGATAATCCATTTCATAAACTAGAACAAATGGTTCGCAACTTCATGTCTGAAGATAAGATTTATTTTGATGATATGGTAAGAGCCTTTGATAAAACAAAACAAGAATTTCTTTGTAATATCATTTGTGAATATTTACGAAAAACAATAGATATTGATTTTCAAAACATTGGAGAAGAATACGGAGAGCTAATTTATAAAGCTAAATATAGAGCTTATGATTTGTTTTTACAAAGGAGTCACTCTGGATATAGCTATTATGTAAAAATGTATAAAGGGCGTGATAGATTACCTATAGCAGAGAGTACTTATTCTAAATCTCTTCATAGCCTTGCAAAGAACATTCAAAAAATGATAAAAGAATATGCCAAAGTTTGATAATGTAAATGTATTATTGGATTTAACCCCTGAACAAATCGAAGCAATTGATTTGTTCATGAAAAATCCACCAAAGTATTATAAATGGTTTTATCCGATTTATCAAAAATTTATTCGTTATGTTATTTTTTTGGCAATTGTTGTCTGCATTATTTTGGGAATAATTCATACAGCATCAGAAAGAATAGACTTATTTGACACTATAAAATACATATTCTTTGGGGACTTTATTTTAATGTTATGGCCGCTTGGATCTTTTCTTTATAAACATTTTTATACAAAAAGATATGCTAAAAAAATAGGCCTTACTATGGAACAATGGAATCTAGCTACATTAGGAATGGCTTGGGATATTTAATTATGAGAGCAAGATTGGTAACCGAAGGAATAGAAAATATTTTAAAAGGGAAATCTGAAGAAGACGTGTCTAAATCCATATCTAAGATGAGAAATGTAAATAGAGTTTTTCAAGATGGACAAACTAGATTACATCAAGCGGCAAAAGAAGGTCAATCAAAGGTTGTTAAACAATTAATTCAAGCAGGCGCAAACGTCAACGTCGAAGATAATTATTCAGCAACTCCTATAATGTATTCAAAAACTCCTGAAATTATTGAGATTTTAAAAGGATCAGGCGCAAATACCCAATTTGATAAAATAATAGAATTTATACTTAGAAGAAAAATTCACGATAATAAAACTACAACTAATATTATAGATTATATATTGAAAAAATTTAAAGGGGTAAATCTCAATACAATTTTATCTCTTGCAACTCGTAAAAGTGCTGAATTAACTAAACTTTTAATTGATAAGGGTGGCAATGTAAATTATGTAGATAAATCTGGGAAAAATCTTTTAATGAAAGTTATATTAAGGGATTCTTGGAATAGTGATTATGATTCTAAAGATGATAGAATTAAAATTATAAAAACATTAATAGATAATGGAATAAATGTAAACTATATTGATAAATCACCTGATTTAAATGCCTTTGGAGAAGATTTAAAACGTCATCCAACAGCTATGGATTATGCTGTTCGATATCATAACGATTTATCTGATAAAGAAAAGATTCAAATAGCTAAAATTCTTATGGACGCAGGATTTGAATTTTCTATAATTAAAAATAAATATGACCAGCAAAATATAAAAACATTTTTAAGAAAAAATAAAGTTATTTCATATGATACAAGCGATATAAATCAACAATTAATAGATGCTGTAGAAGGAAGGCACAAACAAGACATAAATTTAGCATTAAAAAATGGTGCAGATGTTATATGGGAACTTAAATATGGATTTAACGAATATGACGAAAAAACAATTAATAAAATCCTAGCTAAAATAGAAAGTTATGATGAATCTAAAGATACATTTAAAATAAGATATTTAATAACAAATGAAACAGGCCAAATAAAATTTGAAGATTTTGTTGAATATGATGGTTATATAGTGCTTGAAGATAAAGAAAATATAAAGAAAGAAATAAACGAAATAAAAAAATATATAAAGACTTCAACTGATCATTTAAATCAGTTGAGTAAAAGTATTAAAAAAATAGAATCCATTATTAAATGAGTTTATACCACAAATATAATAACGAAAATATTTTAATACGTGCTGTTCTAGCAGGTTTATTGGATATTTTAAATAATCAGATCAAGTATGAACAAGCCTGGGCTGATGATGATATTGAAACCGTTCAAGTTCCATGGTTTTATAATCAATCTGGGGATGAACGATTTAATCAAGATTTCTATACTCATTATGCTGAGTGTATGCCACCAAGACCAGTAGATGGAAATTTTGATATGATTCCACGTGGAGTTATAACATATACAGGGTCAAGCATAGTAGCTCAACGAATAACTTCTCGTTATGTTCAAGGACGTTACGTTAAAGAGGTTGATGGTCAATTAGAATCATATGTATCTTATTTATATTCAATCCCATTGAGTGTTAGAATTGATTGTGAATTGTGGTGTGATCGTCAAATAACTGCTCTTAAAATTGAGCAAGCAATTCGCGAAGTATTTTACAAGAATGTTACTTATTACGTTTATTATAGAGGATTAAGAATTGGAAACACTGTTGGATTTCCCGAAGATATAACTCTTGAAAAAAATATTCAATATTCATTTGAAGCTAACAACCCAATAAAAGTCAATTTCCAATTAGAAATTGAAACTTATCAACCAGTTTTTGATCCAACTACAGAGATGAAACCTACTTCTAGAATAAAGGGGTTTTCATATAATTTATATCCTGTTCCGGAAAAGAATAATATAAACACAATTACGCCAACGGATAATATGTATTTAGGCTCTCAATTCCAAATCGTTACCCCGCGCAAAGGAGCAATAATTCCTAAAGGAACCCCTGTGTGGATTGAATGGGTATTTAATGACAGAGGAAAGATAATTAATAAAGTTAATCTTCAATGGGCATATTATGGGGAAAATGACTTTCATGATATTGAACTAGCCGTTCCAAATCATGAGTATTATATATGGAACATTCCTAATACATTTACAAATTATAAGGAACCAAATATTATATGGGAAGAAACAAATGATATTAAGGTTACAAAGATACCTATAGTTAAGATAATCCCAGATTTAAATACTAGACAAATATCTTCGCAATCATTTGAAATTATTGATGAGGGATATTTCTCTTCTATTGATAGCGATACTTCTATTAATTTACAATTAGAGATGAGAGATAGACATAATCAGATTTCATATAGTCCCGACGGAGCTATATGGGGCAACATACAATACCACACACTGACATCAATTACTGTCGACCCGAACATATCTGTATTTTTCCCAGAACCTATAGATTTCAAACATATTGATATTTACATAACTAATACTAATGATGGGGAAACATTTGGAATCTCCAACGATATTAAAATTGTCTAAAACGAGGCGAAAATCATAAATATATAGAAAAAATACACCTATATTATATCAAATAAATTAATTGGCGATGATAGAAAAAATTAATCAATTAAAGAGCAAAACCAATTCAGACGAGGTAAAGAATCTTTGCGAAAGTGCTATTGCAGCAATAAGTTCCACCATTTATAATGGTGTTACTCCAGAGGCAAGATTCGAAATTGAAAGGGTTGCTATAACTAACTTATTTGAGGGACTCTCAAAGTATGAAAAAGTTGAGGGTGTTAAAGAATGGTTAGATGTTCAAAAGAGACTTTTCACGATTAAGAATCTTGGAGTTCGCGAAGCTGTAAATTCTTTAAACGAAAGTAAAGAATTAAAAGCTGTTCTTGAACAATTTAAAGATGCTCTTGATAAAGGAGTACATGAATCACGTTTATATGAACAGTTTATTACTGCTTTAAGCCCATTTGGATATTTCCCAACAGTTGGTAATGCAATTAAAGCTGTTAAGGATCGCGTAGAACTTTACAAGAATGATGTTGACATTATCAAGATTCTTGAAACCATGAAAGAATCTAGAAGTAATTATCTCGTTCCTCTTATCGCTGATGTAGTTGATAATTATCTATCAAACAAGAATATGCAAACCAGACATCAATTGTCTGAAACTTTAATGAAGTTCACCTATGACCCATTTGTAAGAGACATCGCCAGTATAATTACAATGGATGCTACTGATCTTCAGTTAGAATATGCAAATGCTCAATGTGATATTCAAAAGGTGTATTCTCCAGTTCTTTATATAGGAGAAAACGAAGCAGTTTTTGCTGTCAATAAAGTTTATTACGTTAAGAAAGGAAATGTTGTTAACAGACTTTCCAATGTTGATGTTATGAAACTTGATGAGGAATTTAAAACTCTTTGTGAAGCATTAGCACAACCTAACGTTGTTGTTGAAAGAGAAGGTGTTTCAGTTTATCTCGGAAAAGATAAAGCCTTCATTACTGAAAATGGTGTTATGGTTAATGACAAACCTATGACCAATGAAGAATTCCAGAATGCTGCATCAATTTCTTCATGGGCAGGAAACACAGGATTTTATCAATTAGTAGAATTCTTAAGAAGTAACTTTAATGAAATTGCTGAAATTGATTTTGTTAAGAGAGTTTTCTTAAAAGAAGATGTTAATCATTCTGCTGATGTATTTAAATTAAGAGACAATGTGTTCATTACAACTCATAACCCTGAATTAGGAAAATCTACATTCTATCGTAATGTGAATCCTATGCAAGCAAGAGGAATTATGATGGAACATTTAAGATACGACGTTACTTCTCTTTATGGTGGTTTGCTTCCAGATGAAGAAAAGATTAACGAACAAATAAAAGAAACTAAAGAAGAATATAACAATTATATCGCTGAGTTAACTCAGAAGATAAATGATTTTAGATCAAATCCTTATAAGAGAGACATAACTCAAAAAGTTGTTGAAGCTCTTGAAGAAGAACTTCAGTCTGTTAAAGACGAATATAAAGATTATCTAAATCGTATTGAAAAATATTTTAGAGCTGAAGGAATCAATGAAGAAATATCCATTGATATAAATGTTGATGGAAAAAAATATACTGTTCCAATTCCACAAGAAGTAAATGGTGCTAAACCTAAAGGTGATGAAGAAACTGAAAAAACCGGAACAGAAGTTGGGGCAGAACACCTTCCAGATCAACCAGCATCCGCTGTAACATTTGATCAAGATCAAACTGAACTTATTGGTGATACGCCTACTATTCCTGAAGATGAAATTGATTTAGGATCAGGAGAAACTGAAGAAGAAGCTGAAGAAGCTGAAAAAGAAAAAGAAGAAGAACAAGAAGAAACAGAAGAAGAAGGAGATGACATCAAAGTAGAAGATGAAATAGATCTTGATGATGAAGAAAAAGATGAATTAAAAGCTGAAGACGACAAAGAAGAGGAAGAAGAAAAAGAAGAAGGTAAAGAAAAGAAAAAGAAAAAGGAAGAACCTCTTGAAAGTGCTGAAGGCGAAGGTTTAAAGAAAAACAAATTCATCAAAGAAGCTGGTGAAGGTAAAAAGAAGAAAGTTTTCCTTAAGAGAAAAGTTCATGAAGATGCCGAAAGTGCAGCTGAAAAAGCTATGAAGGCTGAAGAAGAAAAACGCATGCAGGCCGAACGCGAAAAAAGAGCTAAAGCTGCTCAACAGCAACAACCAGTTAAGGAATCCAAAGAAGTAAAAAAAAAGTTAAATAAGAAATTAAACGAAGCTCAAATAGGTGATACAGTCCTTTTAGATAAACAAAAGGGATATATTATTGGTCAAATGGGTGATAAGGTTCTTGTTCAAGTGCAAGGATCTACAAGTTGTGTAACTCCAAAAGATGTTAAGGTATTAAATGCAAAAGTTGAAACACAAAAACCACCTTATGAATTTGATAAATTAACTCTTCAAAATCTAACTACAAAGGCTTTATTTGAACAATTTGTCAGATGCGGTATTTATGTAGGAAATACTCCAGTTAAAATAAGCAATTGCTACACCAAATATAGTGATTGGAAAGATGCTGAAAATGACAAACCTATTAATGTATTAGTTGAAGGATCACTTACAATTATACCTAAATCTCAGGTAAGAATACTCGAAGATGTAAATGATTTTGCTAATCTAGATAATTACATTGAAGGAGTTGAAATAGATGAATCTACTGGAGATGCTATTTCAAATGTTAAAATAAACGCTGTTGATTATACAAATGCATTAGGAGATGCTGACCCTGTAAGAATTATTAGAGGAGGAAAATCAGAAGAACCACAAGTTGATACAGTTCCAAAAGCCACATTAAGAACATTAGCTGTTTAAACAGCAAAACTAAAATAAATCCTTAGGGATATATACATAAAATTTTTTAAAAAATGGCTTCTATACCTCTAGAAAAATTCAACTTAAATCGTTTCTGGGAAAAGACCCCGTTAGTTTTAAAATATGTTCTTGTGTTTGCTGTTCTATTGGCAACCATGTACTTTGTTGTGTCTAAACGCATGGATGATAACCATGTCAAAGAGATAGAACAAATGAAAAAAAGAATAAAAGGCAATTATGAGTTAATAGACAATTTTGAAGACTTTAGAAGAGACCAAGATGCATATAATAAAGAAGTTCTAACATATCTTAAAAATCTACATGCTTTAGTTGAAGAACTTAATCAAACAACGAACAGAAAATTTGATATGATTTTAAAATCTGGTAACAAAAACGCAGATGATATTATTGAGAAAATAATGTTACTAAACGAATCTTTTGAAAAAATATCAAAAGCATATAATGGTTCAATAACAACTCCAACAATTGATCCACAAATACAGATCAAAAAACTAGACAACCCACCAATAATAAAATAAGTGTTGTGAGGAATGGAAACAAAAAAATGGAAATCTGCCCAAGCATACATTATAGTTGCAATAATATTAACTATATTTGTATACATTGGTGTTGATGCTTTTTCAACAAAACCACAAATAAAAAAAGATTTAACTGAGGTTAAGGGGCAATATAAAGAATTGTCCAATTTTTTGGAAATAAAAATCCCTGAAATTGATTCCACATTTAAGTTACAGGCAGATCAGATTAGAGAGCAAAAGACACAAATGTCTGAGCTTGAGCAGACTATCGACAAACTTTCAAAATAAATTTTAACCACCACTTAATGTGATGTACTTTTACTGATGGTGCACCAAAACTTGGTGTGCCTTTTGTCATAAAATAATAGTAACTGTGAATTTGAAGTGCGAGCGCGTTGAAAATCCACTTCAAATTTAATAAAAAAATTCGACTATTAATGTTAAAAAATTGTTAAAATTTATGGGAACGCACCACGTTAAGAATAAAGATTTAAGAGAGGCATTGATACTTTCTAAGCAAAAAGATGAATTAACAAAGGAAACTTTAGATATGTTTATTTTAATGGCTAAGAAATTTTCAACTAATTTCACATACATATATGAAGAAGATAAAGAAGATTGTATCTCTTTTGCCATAATGGATTGCTATCAATATTGGAGAGGATATGACCCAGAAAAATCAGCAAACGCATTCGCATATATCACTCAGATAATTAAAAATGGTTTTGCTAAAGGTTGGCGAAAATTATATGGCAATATGCCAAAATCAAAAAAGGTATCTGTTTCGCATAATAACATCTATAGCTTATAGAATATATAAATAAAACTATAGCTATGAAATTAGTAAATGAAAGCCTAGATGAATGGTTCGTTGAAGATCCACAAGTTGACGGTGAACCTGACGAAATAGAAGAAGTTGAAGAAACTGAATTCACTCCTGAACAAAAAGCCTCTATAGAAGAATTTATTAAAGACTACGAAGGAGAGTTTGAAGATGAAGATATTCATGCACTTGCTGATGAACTAGGATTAGAGCATGGTGAGGTTGAAGAATATATTTATGGAATGGCTCGTGATGGAGAAGAAACCCCTGAAGAAAAACCTAAAACTGAACCTTCAACTAAAGAAGGACATCATGTTAATATAGAAGAAGAAACTCTTAATAATGAAGACTTTAGAAGAGTTCTTTATACCGGTGAAAATCTTCAATTAGTATTAATGAGTTTAAAACCAGGAGAAGAAATCGGAATGGAAACTCATGATACAATCGATCAATTCTTTAGATTTGAAGCTGGAACTGGCACTTGTATTATCAACCAAGCTGAATATGAAGTAGCTGACGGAGATTCCGTTATCATTCCCGCAGGATCAGAACACAATATTATCAATACAGGAGATGATGAATTAAAAATGTATACTATTTATAGTCCTCCTAATCATCAAGATGGAGTTGTTTTTGCTACTAAAGAAGAAGCAGAAGGAAGTGACGAACAGTTTGATGGTCAAACTACCGAATAGCCCCTAACTATATTATCTAAATAAAATATTATATTTGTTTTGGTGACCTTCAGTGTCTATATGCAAAGATTCTTTGCATTGCAACGAAGCAAATATAATATTTTTTTTCGATAATGTATGTTAAAAACGAGTTAAGAATTCATCCAATTTACAAAAGATAAATTCCTAAATAGATATATATAAATTAAAAATGTTTTTTCAAAAAAATGAAATAGGGCTTTTTATATGTCAAGAATGTGGCCTTACATGTAAACAATTAGAAAATTTAAATAGACATATCGGATTAAAACATAATAAAGAAGAATATTATAAAAAATATGTTAAAGAAGATTTAGATGGTATTTGTCAGGAATGTGGAGGAGCTATTTCATCATTCAATAAACTTTCATTTCGAAATTATGCAAAAACATGTTCGAAAAAATGTCAAGAACAATTACACTCTTCAACCATTAATTTATTTACAAAAGATAAAATAAAAGAAATAAATAAAAAAAGGATAACCACATGTAAAAAACGATATGGCACTGAGAATATCATGCAAAACAAAAATATTTTTAAAAAACAAAAAAATACAATGATTAAATTATATGGTGTTGAGCATGCCACACAACATATTGATTTTATGGAAAAAAGCCTTAAAAAACGCAGACAAAAGAAACAATTTAGGAATACAAATATTTGGTATCAAGGTTCTTATGAATTTGATTTTTTAAATAAATATTATGACAAATATCCTGATATACAACGAGGGCCATCGATAAAATATATGTTTAAGGGAAAACAAAAGGTTTATCATAGTGATTTTTTAATTACATCAAAAAATTTAATTATTGAATGCAAAAGTACATATACATTAGAATTAGATAATGAAATTAATGAAAAGAAACAAGCCGTAATCGACCACGGATTTAAGTATCTTATGATATTGAACAAAAATTATGAAGAATTAGAAAATGCCAAATGAAAATTATAAGCGTTGGCATAAGCCAAATATGACTGGTACTGTATCGGAAGGAGGTACAAGTAGAACGAAACAAGGATATTATAGAAATTTAAAAAACCCTGAAAAATATATTGGTGACCCTAATTTAATTATCTATAGAAGCTCTTGGGAATTTTCATTTATAAAATGGTGTGACGCGTCTCCTTCAATTATCAAATGGTCTTCAGAACCAATCAAAGTTCCTTATTATGACAGGGTTTCAAAACTAGAAGAATGTCGTAAACTGGGATTAGATCCAAATAATCCTAGAAACTGGACCATTAAAAATTACAATACTGACTTTTGGGTTTTAATAGATAAAGGCGGGGAAAGACCTGAGAAATGGTTTATCGAAATAAAGCCCAAAGATAAACTAACGAAGCCAAAACAAGTTTCTGCCCATGCACCATTAAAAGAAATTAGAAGATATAACAATTTAATGAAAGAGTATCTTATTAATGAAGCGAAATTTGCTGCATTAAAAGATTGGGCAGAAAAGAATCAATCAAAATTTTATGTATTTACAGAAGATACTTTAATTCATTATGGAATAATCGGTGGTAGATTCGATTATGATAATGAAAAAACTAAATATCAACAACGAATAAAATGAGGTTTGAATTAAAATATGGAAAATGGCCTGGAAAAGGATATTCCGAAGGGTACCCAAGCTGGAATCTTTATAAAGATGGAAAGCTTGTAGCTGCCATGTCAAATGATTCAATGAAAAAAGACATGTAATAATTCGTCATCTTGAAAAATTATCTGACGAAAAAGGATTAGGAATAAAATTAATATTAATGTTATTGGAAAAAGGAGTGACTATCGAAACCGGTAAGCCAAATTACAATTCTATTTCTACATCAGCATATTATATGAATAAAAAGATAAATGACATTGTAAAAAAGAATACTAATTATAAATCCACAATCTTAGGAAAGGCAAATAATGAGGGAAAGGAAGACAAGAAAAATATAAAGATGTAATTGATAAGAAGGATAATTACCATTATAGATGGGAAAAGAAAAAATTAGTTAAAGAATCTATTGATGATATTTTGAAACCAAAATCAAAAGATGAGGTGGATAAAGCATTTGATGATGTGGCACAAAGAGCAGCTGTTATATTAATGGATTATTTTGATTTTGACGATTTCATAGATGCATATCATTGGGCCATTAGTCATCAAGAAAAAATTTTAGAATATAGTTCTATATATGGTTATGAATTAAATAGCGATGTTGATCTTAAACTATTATTAAAATTCATACTTTACGGACCTGATGTTGAACATTAATTTTTAAATATCAAAATAATTATTATATTTGCATTATGATATACAACGAACTATACAACTTCTGCAAAGTAAGAGATACTGACAGAAAAAGCTTTTCTAACAGAGCAAAATTTCTCATGGATCTTCTTACCCGCTTAGGCATCGAACACAAAGTTGTTCGTACAAAGAGCGAACGATATAGAAAATATTTCTATAACATCTACGCATTCGGCAACTCCGATAAGTTCCTATCGGCACACTATGACATTATTGACATACGCTCAGATAATGCGAATGATGATAGTGCTTCGATCATAAATATGATAGCATACAAACAAAAGAACCCATCGATAAATCTTCTAATTCTTGATGGAGAAGAACCTCCTTACGGCGGTTCAGGGTCACGTTTCGCATCAGCATACTTAAAGGCTAATAACATTCCTGTAAAATGGATTTTTAATCTTGAATTGACCGGAGTTGGAAAATCTTTCTTTATTGATAATGCTGATACAAAGCTAGGGGCATGTATTGAGAAACAATTTCCGGGATGTATTAGAATTGGTACTCCATTCAATGATGCAATGATATTTAGAGCCAATGGATTTGATTCTTGTGTATTGACGACCGTAGATGTTGATGAAGAAGGTAAACCTGATATGGGAGTTCTTTGGCATTCACATTCAACACAGGATAGTGTGGACAAAATGAAAATAGAAGACATGAGAAACTTTGTCGATAATGTACTTGACAAAATAGTAAAAAATTGTTAATATGGCAGGAATTGTTTTTATTGCAGCTGTAGCACTTCTGATCATTCTCGTTACTATAAGAGAGAGAAGGTCAAAACAAAAATAATTTAGATTGATGTTTGTTAATGAATCCATTGAAGACGTATTAAAGGCAAAGTCAGAAGAAGAAATGAAGCGAGCTTTTGAAGGCAAAAAAATTGTCTTTTATCATGGAGACACTAATGAATTTGAATACAAAGGCAAGAAACGAACTTATTACATAACTCCGCAAATTGCATCGTTCTTAAGAACCAAAGATTATCTTGTTTATGTTTGGAAAGGAGAACCGATTGCATTTACCAACGCTAATGTAATGGCTTCATATATTAGTTCTGGATACGGGGCTCTTTATACAAGAGAAGATAAATACAGTCACAAATTTTCAAATTATCTTCCAAGACCAAATGCTTAGACCAAGTGAAGAATATGATTTTCTCAAAAATGTAAATAATATTAAAGATATAGCTCATTATGAGTTGTATCAAAAGTATATTGAGCAAAATCTAAGGGGAGAAAAGAAGCTTACCGAAATAGAATCTACTGATCAAGAAAGTATAATCATATCTCGTAATGGTGGTTATCCAATTCCTGGAATGATCTACACATTTCTATATGGAGAACCCGATCAAATAATGTTAAAGGTTGGACAAAAGGATTTCATAGATGTAGTTCCACTTGTATTCTGCATGAATAACCAACAAGGTTCTTTTAGGGGCATAAACATGAATATGCTTCCAAGTGAAATTAGATTAAGATTTCTTGATTCTTTTTATGACGTTTTTGATGATTTCTTTAAAAGAGAAGCAGAAACACTTGCTCAGAGCAATAAATTAGCTTTAAACAAAAGATTTATTGAGTATGTCAAGTCTGGAAAAGGACAAAACATGCTTAAATTATTCAATCAACGACACAGTGCAAACTTTAATTATGGTTATCGTTCTTATAAGATTGAGAAGGTTAAAAGATTAAGGATGATAGAATATAACGAGTGGCTTTATATTCCATTTTTAATTCCAAAAGAGGCTTTTAGAAAAATAAATTTTAATCAAATACATAAATTATATCATAGGTAAGTAAGATAATGAGACAAAAGAAAAAATACAAAAATCATTAAAAGGAAAAACAAAACCGAAAATATTATGTCCATATTGCAATAAAACAGTTGATATTGTTAATTTTGGTAGATGGCATGGGGTTAAATGCAAATCCCTTCCTGGAGCCTAAGGAGGCATTCAGGGGGATGAATCAAAGCCAAATGCATAAGTTATATTATAGAACGAAATAAATAAAATAAAGGTGCCTAGATGAGAGCTAAAGCAACCAATTTATTTAAGCCAAAAACGCAAAAACAAATTTCTTCTGATTTTAAGAAGAAATATAATCTTCCTTATTCAAGTCTTGAAGAAACTTATAAACAATTCAAAGAACTTGGTGTAGATGCTCGTATAAATAAACACGATCAAAGAATTCAACTATTTAATTGGGAACTTTATATAGAGGATGAAGATACGGGTGATGAAAAATTAATAGGAGAAAATTGGACAAAAGAAAAAATAGATAAAACAATACGATCATTATATTCTTTAGATGAACCGAAAGCATCATTCTTTGCAAAAAAATCAAAACTTGGAATTTCTGTAAGTTTAGTTGAAGCAATAGATATATTAAATTATTTAAAAAAAGAACTAAAGAAAAAATGATAGTTTACGAATCACTAGATCAATTATTGAACGAATGGAGAGAACCGGTTTTCAATCGTCACGCAAATGAGTTTAATGGAGATTTTACAATAGAATTTAATGTAAAAAATCCTGATTATCGAGGAATCCCTGACAAAGCTGCTGAAACCGAATCTATGTTTGGAAGTCTTACTAATAAACTTGGAGAAGAATGTTTTGATGAAATAAAACAAACTATCGGGGAACGAGAAGATTGGTATATAGAAGATTGGTCATTCGCAGGAAGAATGAACGGATGGTATGCTCTTTTATGCCAAGGAACTGAAGAAAGCGTTTCGGAAGATGATCTAAATACAATTGAATCCATTGTGGAAAAATATTTTAAAAGTTTTAATACAAGATTTAAAGAGTATTATAAAAACCAATTTAACCAAAGAAAATTCTTAAGCAAAATCAGTTAATAATGATATTATTTCGTTATAATCGTTTGATGTAGATGTATGTTTAAATGGATAAGACCCTAACTCACGCTTATGCCTAAGTCCTCTTAAACAATAGTTAATAGCATATTCATGAGCTCGATCATTTAAATCTGTTTTCGCACCCCATTTTAATAACAACCGAACTATGTTTAGTCGCCCATAAAAAGCAGCATGCATTAAAGCTGTTGTCCCAAACTTGTTTTTTAAATTAACATTTGCTCTATTGGTAACAAGTAATTCAGCTATTTTATAATTGCCTTTTATACATGCCAACATTAAAGGAGTATATCTAAATTCATCTCTGCAATTTACATTGATGCCAACATTATAATCTAAAAGTAATTGAATAGATGATGTTAGATTATTACGAGCTGCTTGTAACAACAAATGATTTATTTGTTGTTCAGATAAAGAACTTAATTTAGAATAAATTTCTGAATCACTTTTACCTCTGAGGATAGCAGAGTTTTCGTTCTGGGTCATTTTTTCTTAATGTAATTCTTTGGTTTTTATCACTGGGTTGAATCCCCCATTCTCTAAATCTATCTTGAATTTTTTTCTGATTACAGGTTCCAAGTAAATAAGCGACGCTATCTTTATAGTAATATAGGAAACAATCAAGATTGAGACAAATTTCTACATAACATGCCATTTCTTTATCAGCAAAAATAGGAGCAATAAAACCAATATAAACATATTCTCTTGCATCCTCATACATTTCTGGGTCAAACCCCTGAAACCTATAATTAAAGGCCGATTTAATTTGACTACCATAGCAAAGACTTGCGATTTCAATTCCTTGTTCAGGTGTTAAGTCACCTATTGTTTTCATTTCGATTTATTGCTTCCTCCCATGCTTTTTGTTGATTTTCGAATAACATTTCTTTAGTCACAAACGTTTTTGTTAAAATATACATGAAATTAGTTGAAATATTTTGTATCACTTGTCCTAATTCAATTCCGGCATCAATCGCCGCCTCCATATTAGTAATGATTTCTGTATCTGTAATTTCTTGATTCCATTGACTGAATTTTCTTGTTTGTACTTCGCTAAAATAAATCTTAGCTACATCAATAATAGAATCGAAATCAGTTTGCAAGTATCTTTCATTATATCTTTCAAAGAAGTGTTTTGTCCAAATTCCCCATGTATCATATAAATCTTCTTTTCCATTTTCTTTTCCCGTTAATGCTAATTGTGAGAAAAAGTCAATGCCTCTTTTGTGAACAAAATAAACAAAACAATTGGGATATTCTGTATTATAAAGATGCCTTACATATCTGTCTCTTTTTATACGAGCTTTAAATATCCACTTATTATTTCGAGGAGACGTCCAAATTATCCATTCATTATAAAAGCCGATTCTGTTTTTATTTAACTTAAGAACCAATTTTTTCATAAAATCGCTGACATACTTTTCATAATTGGGAAGGTCTTTTGAAAGTTCCCGAATCTTTTCTTCATATGTCATTGACTCTACTATCATAGTACAAATATAATAAAAAACTTTGACATTTAGAATAGTTTTAAGAAATTTTTATTATATTAGCTTCATGGAAGATGAGTTCAAACAGAATATTAGGACATTATTAAAACCTAAATCAAAGGAAGAATTCCTTAATGATGTTAAGGGTCAATACATTACGAAAGAAATTGAAGTAACTTATCTTCAGCATTATAAAGAAGAATTTCCTGAAGAATATCTAGAGTTAAAGCAGCGAGTTGATCGTTTATTGAAAAAAAGATACCCTCAGTATTCAAGAGGTAATGGTTATCTTAACATTAAAAGAACTCGCATGTATTATTCCTCATCAAAAGCTAATGTGCAAATTGATGGAAAAAAATATGAGGTAAAGATTGTCTTATTAAACATGACTCCAACAAGAAGAATCCCAGAAATTGAAAATATAAGAAGCGGGACTCATTTTTATATCACAAAAGTTGGACAAGTAGAAACAATTATTAAATTCTTAGAAACACACTAAAATTTTAACAGAATTTTAACAGTATTTTTGGTATGATTTTGAAATTTAAGTATTAATTTTACTTTTACATCTTAAACATTTACGACATGACAAAAACTTTTTACTTTTACCATTTCCCTGATCGAAATGTAAATATTTTGGAGGGAATTCCTAATGATGTAACAAGTATCGACGTTACATACATAAAAAATGGGAGAACAACGAACTATCCTATTACTGGTGGTCTTCAGGGGCTTGCTAAATACATGGCGGTCATGAATAGAAATAGAAGTAACATAAACAACATATCAAAAATTTCTGTTAATTGGCCAACACCCGTACTTGTAAACACTTTAAACATAAATAACATGAATAAATTTCCAATTGAATCCGGAATTCCGATTCCGGCAGCTAAAACAGCTAAAAAACCCAAAGTTGAAAACATCAACGAAGAATGGAGAAAGAATTTTCGAAAAATGAAGGTTAATGACTCATTTTTTGTTCCTGCTTTACCAAATGATTTAACAAGCACTCAGGCAAGGCTAATGTCTTGTGCGTATAATTTTCGTAAATACGAACCTTCAATCAAAGTATTCAGCACACGAACAGAGCGAAAAGGAATTACTGGAGTACGAATCTGGAGATTAAAATAAACCGGATTCAATAACAAAGATAAAGCCCTTAATATAGGGCTTTATTTTTTTTCTCAGTGGAGCGCCAGTTAATAAAATCCCATGTGAGGGCATTATGGCATATGATGTTCTTGTCTAATATATTCTTTGCCTCTTTATGATAGTCCTTTGGGATTAACTCTAAGAGCCTCTCCTTCATTTCTTCGACATTATCAGCCATTAGTTCAACACCATAGATAGTTGAAAGGGCCTGAAGTGGTGAATGATTATTGGAAAGTTTACGTCTTAACACTTCAATAAGAAAGTTGCCATTGCCGGCAGAGTTATCACAGAAAGTTTTTGATGGGTCTTGGAAAACTTCAGGTGGAAGTTTATCAAGCATTTCATTAACTAAAGTGGAGGGAGTGAAGTCTTCTCCAACATTTCTTTTATATCTTTGTTTTCTTTTAATTTTAATCATAATATGCAGGAATTGTATCTTTAATAAATTTTGCTTCTTTGTCTGTTATTTTAAAATATTTAAAAAGTTCGTCATCCGACCATTTTTTTGAGAAATCTAACCACGGTACAGATTTTAATGTTCCATCAGCGAGCTGCATATTTATTTTATATAAAGATAATGAAAACCTTGCAAAATCGGTTTTTAAATATAATAGGAGATTATTGGCATCTTCTTCGGAATTAAATCCAAAATATAAATGCTGTTTTATTTCTTTTTCAATTTTTTTATCTTTAGGAACAAAGGTATAAAAATCATTTTGAAATATTTCATTTTCTTTAGATGACATATTTCCTCTAAACTGTGATAAATTTAGATAATATTTAAAATCTCTATGTTCTTTATAAATATAGTTGACATGATTTTGTAAGTTATCAATATTTTTGCAATATTCTAAAATTTTTTGTTTTAATGAAAAATATTCAGGAATATTGCCAAACTTATTTATATCAGATAATTTTTCATAAGTTGATGTAGCATTTTTAGTATAATCGTTAACAATTACACTCGAATTATTTTTTTCTTTATTAATAAAAGTAATGACCATAGGTACCCATAATGCAACATTAAAATATTTTCTTACATTAAAAATATCTAATGATTCTATATTATTTTTGATAGATTCTTTAAATTCTTTTATATTTTTTAATTTTGTATCGCTTTTAATATTAAAATAAATAGTAGAAGGGTGTACAAATAATACAAATCGTTTAGAACTTTTATAAGCTAAATTTAAAAAATTTACATATAAGCTCTGATGATAAGGTGGATTCCCTACAACAACGTCAAATTTTGGCATACTCTTCCAATCTAAATTTAAACTATCACCCTGTATTAGATGATCTTTATATCCTTTATTATTTATAAGCTTTTTTGACATTGAAGTTTTGCCCTTTTCAATATCAACACCATATAACATTTCTTCTATTATATGTTTCTCTCTTTCCTTTTCATTAGGGATTGAACTCTTTAATCCTTCCATTAATCGTTCTTTTATTCCTAAAATGTATTTTCCCGTTCCCATACAAGGATCACAGAATTTTTTGTTCTTATCGGTCCATGTATCTTTCGGAAGTTTATCAAGCATTTCATTTACCAATTTACCTGGCGTACTTCCTTCTGCAGCACGAATAGCAAAATGTTGATTGACAAACTCGTCAACCTTTTCCAAACTTACATTTCTTAAAATATCTCTTTCTTCATCTAAAAAATATTTTATATTTCTGTTGATTAAAACTTTGTTTATTAATCCTTTATCAACCCACATTTTAAGAGTATCTACATTTATCCCTGTAGTTTCTTCAAATAAATCCGGCGAGTCCGTATAAATTATATCGTCAATAGTTTCTTCTTCAGCAGCACTATTAAATAAGAATAATGGAATAGCAGATAATACTCCTGAAATTTTTTCAATTGTTTTTTTAATTAAATTTCGGTCTCCTTTTGTTAAATCTACATTAGCATCTGTAGATTTGGCAGCTGTTTTAAATGACCTCTTTATATTTTTACCCAATTCAATTTCCTGATCATTTAATTCTATTTCTTTTCCTCTTTTTCCAACTATTAATCCAAGTAACGAACCAATTATATCGTCATCAATTTTTTCAGGATTAAAATTCTTAATATTAGCAAATTTTTCTGAAAAAGATCCATAAACTCTAAAGTTCTCAATAACATTATCAAAATTAACTTCAGTTAATTTATTATCTCTATGATCTAAGATTGGAGCATAATCCAAAAATTCTGTTATAGTTTCGCTTAATCTTTTAGATCCTGTTTTGTCCATGTTTTCACATGATTCATAAACCATAGATAAACATCTTTGTGGATTAAAATCAAAAACATGACATTCTTGTTTATTATTTTGAACATCTGGGTTTTGGCATCTAAATATAGCTTGTAAATATTCTTCTATAGATTTTCCGCTATCTAACATTAAAACACCATTCCACTCAGGAACAGTTACCCCTTCTTTAAATCTATAACATGATAAAGTTATTGTTCTTTGCCCTTCATTCTTGGCTTTATTTATTTTTTCTTGGACATCTTTAATATTTGTAACAACATTTGATGTGGCTGGAATTATAATATAATCTTCATATTCGGGCATTTTTTCCATTAATTTGGCCATTGCCTTGATTCCTTTAACATCTTTATCTAATACCCAAAAAGTGTGATCTAAGTTTGCAACACTTCTGTATGGCGACATAGTTTTGTGAACCCCTTCTCCTGCAATTTGTCGCAATAGAATTTCCATTGAGCCTTCATCTTTTAATTTTCCTCCTTCTGTAGCTAACATTTTTCGCATCGTAAATCCTTCTTCAGGAGTATAAAAAGATGCTCGACTTTTTGCCTCTTCACTTATTTCCATTAAATGAAAATGCATAGTTGGCATTTGTAAATGCGTTCCATATCCTTTATCTTTTTCTTCTCTTTTCTTTTGTTGTTCATCTATATAGGACCAAGAATATATTTGATCATCATCAAATCTTCCCATGGCAATATCTTTCATTGCAGTTCCAGAAACATATACCATGTATTTATATTTTAATGCTTCTAATAATTTCTTAAATCTAAATGTACTTCCTCCATAATGATATTCGTCAGCAATAACCATATCGAAATTAATTTTGGCTAATTTTCGAATATTTCTAGCCATATCTTGAATGACCTCTGTTTCTATCCCTTCTTCCTCTTCATATCCAAAAATGTTTATATTTTCGTTTTCATGTAATGCTAATTGAGCTGATGACATAAATACTGTTGGAGCTTCTTTTGATTCTTCTAAGTTTCTTTCCTTTTTAAAATCAACGATTTTCCACCCATCGAAATTAACATGACCTTTTATATCTTGTTCTAAAGAATCAAACACATGAGGTTTATAAGTAAGAACTAAAATATTTTTCATTCCCATTGTTTTAGCCACATTTAATAAGGTGAAATTTTTTCCAAATCTCATTTTTGCAGCTAATAAGAATTCTTTTCCTCCTTTTTCAAAATAATTAACTATCTTATCGTGTGCTTCTTTTTGTTCAGGACGCATGTCGTATGATTTTGGTTTTTCAGAATCATATAAAACACCGCTGATAATTTCTTTTAATTTTTCAAATGAAACCCCACCAAATACTTCAGTACTTTTTCCAAACGTTCCTTTAAATCCTCCTTTTTCTCGTATTTTCTTTTGAATAGCATGTTCTGCATCATATGCATGTCTAAATTTATTTGTTTCTGATAAATATTCATCTAATCGTTTGGCATAAATAATAACTGTTCCATCCATCGTCACTCCTCTATAACTTTTTATAGTTTGAAGTGGGGTTTTGGCTTCTCCTTGAGATCCATACTGACCAAACTTTAAAGGAATATTACCTTTCTTTGGGTCATCTTTCAAATATTTAATTTCTGTCCAAATGTATAATCCTTGGCCTGGTTTTTTCAAATCATCAGTATCATATAAATCAGTTGTACAATAAAATCCCTTTTCAAGTCTTTTTATTCCTAATGATTTTTCATCTACTGTAAACATTCTTGAATTCATGTCATCATCTGAATAATTGTTATCATCTTGTTGAGCATAAATATCAAGAGTTCTAGGTGGTTCTTGTTTTAATTTAGTATCTGGAGAAACTATATTCTGAAGCTGTGAATCGAGGATTTCTCTTTCAGCTTCAAGGGCAGCTATCTTCTCGTTAAGTTCGGTCATTTTACTTACTGATTCAGCAAGGTCCGGACGATTTACGATTTCGTGTTTTTCAACTGCCTTTTTCGTGCTGTTTGCTTTTGCTGCTTCGAATAAATTTGTCTTTGTGGCCATTGTGTGTGTGTTTAAGTTAATAATCTAATTACTCAGTAAATATAACACATTTCTGCGACAGTAAAAAATTTTTAGGCAGTTTTTTTCAAAAAAAGTGAGTTTTTAACATTTTTTAACATTTTTAACACTTTTCCAATATAAAAGTGTGGCTTGGGAACTTTCTTCTAGCCTTGTAGTCCAAAGGTAAGAGTTTTTTTATATAATATTTGTATATACGAAATCTTCTGCGATCTTTTCTAAAATTCTCTACTGGGCTGATATAAATCTTGGGAACTTTCTTCTAGCCTTGTAGTCCAAAGGTAAGAGTTTTTTTATATAATATTTGTATATACGAAATCTTCTGCGATCTTTTCTAAAATTCTCTACTGGGCTGATATAAATCTTTAATGGCTTCTTTTCTGCCATAAATTCTTTTAGAATAGCTATAACAGTAGATATTACTCTATAAAATAAACCTTTGTTAATTACTATTGTATCACCATTTGGTTTGTTAAGCATAAAAGCGATAGAATAACAATTCATTAATTTTTTCTTGCTTTGAATTTCTCCAAGGTGATAGAATTTTACGGAATATTGATTGCTATCAGTATTAAAATAATAAAATGTGGCTAATTTATTATCTGCTCCCTTTCTATATGAGTATGGAATAAGCATAGGAAGATTTTTTATATTTATCTTCCAATAGATGTTATACTAATACTTTAACGGAAATTTTTGCCATTAGATCACAAAAAATATTATAGTAATTAGAGGATTGATCTTCCTTCCAAATAAAAAAGGCTTGTTTAGGATAATCTTCACGGTTGCGTAGATTCTTTTCAATAACTTTAATTCCGTTTTGAGAAACACTATCTATCATTAAATCATCGGCTGACTCACATATAATTATTTGGTTCTCCTTTTCCCGAAATATAATTATGTAATCAAGTCCCTTAAAACACTCATGTATTTCTTTATCAATATCCTCAGAGAATTTTATAGGATTCTTAACGTAATCCAAAGATCGAAGTGCATTTATTAATTTTTTGGGGTCTTCGCTTCCGTTTGCGTCATATTTCTTATTAAAAATATTTTGAGTTATTGGATAGTTATTATAACTCATTGTTTCAATATGAGCCATGAAGAACCATAAATTTATAGCGGTTAATCGTTCTTGATTTAATTCAGCACTGTCTAATGCTGTAGAAATAGCCCTTCGTTCATGACGATAATCCCCTTCTCGAAGAAACTGCATTGACAGAGAATAAAATTCAGGGCTTACGTTTTTTTGGAATTCAGATCCAAGTTGGTTTACTAAATGTTTTAGAACACTTCTTGCTCGAAGAATATTTGCATAAAACTTATAATTACCAATGGAAGCCTTTGTTCCGAATCGATATGGAGCTCCTTTCGCAGGTGCTTTTATTTCTCCTCTATACCCACTCTCAGTTAAATTATCAAACTTTTGGGATGTCCCCATTGTTCTACTCTTAATAAAAAATGGAACTAATGCTTCTCCTCTTCCGCTACCCCCTCCATCATCTTTTACATTAAATAATTTATTTAAAGTTGTGTCGGCAGTAAATATCTGATCTTTGTATTCTATAATATCATGAATACTTTGAGCAGAATAAATTAAGCTATAAATTTCGTGAAAATCTGCTTCCTTTAAAATATTATAAGCTTTATTAGCTATTTTTTCAGGCAAACTATTTAAATACTGATTTATAGGTTCATATGAGAATCCCCAATTTGTAGGAGTTTTTAGTTTTTTTGGAGGTTTAGGTTTAACATCAATCCATCCATCAGCATACAATTGTATTCGATATAGCCAAAAATCTTGATGAGTAGGTATTTCGTCAATAAGAGTATTTAGATATGATTGTGCAAATCTATCATATCTTTTACGTTTATTTATAGAACCGTCTAATATAAATTCATCATATCTATGTCCATTGACACAGTATAAATGGTTGTCTATAAATTCACGTTTTATATCACTTGAACCCAATATTTGGGCCATTATGTGATTGTCAATACTTGAGTCTCTCATTTATTAAAAGTCCTCAACAGTTTCTTCAAATTTGTCGTTACCTTCAACCTTAGAAATAATTGTTTCAGTTATTGAATCATCGGAACTAAATAACATTCTATCCGCCCCCATAATAACCTTACAATTTTCTACATCAACTTTTTCAAATTGTTCCTTGTAGAAATCAAGAGTTGAATCAGGACTTGATGTTGGAGATATTAAAAATTTAAAAGATTTTCCTTTAGCATATAAATTTCCAGCTTCGTTTTTGAATTCAATTAATTTATATTCTTTATCGAGTTCAGAAAGAGCTCTTATTTTTTCAATGGTTTCTTTAGAAAGCTGGAAAGATGTAACTTCATTAATCTTTCGAATAGTATTCTCATAAAGATTATCTGAGATATATTTAAAAATATTTAGAGAAGTACATTCAGTATTAAATTTCAATTCATTATCTTTGATCAAAATTGAAATAGCTGCAAAATCTTTTTGATTATTTGCTCCAATTACTTCATCATACTTTATAACAAAATCAAAATTTTCTCCAAATTGATCTATGATCTTTATGAGTCTTGAGATGTTATAAACCCCAATTTTAATACGAATAGTAGATTTATCTTTAGTTTCAAATCCGGCATCGTAAAATGGAAGAACTGCGTATTTAACTATAGATCGTTCTTCGTTTGGAGATTTAGCAACAAATCTTGAACCAGCTAAATCTGCTTCAAATAGAACAGTATTATCTATTGCAGCAAATTTTCTTAAATATGAGGTGAATGATTTGGAACTTTTAACATTAAATTCAACTGTCTTTGCCATAATAATTTTATTTTATTGTTATTATGCATTGACAATTAAAAAGTTTTAAAATATTATAGGGAAATTACTTCATGCTTACTCCAATTCATAGCTTTTAGTGGGGTTTTAACTTCACCATATTGTTTAGTAACTTTAGTATATCCTATAGAATTAGATTCATTAAAAAACGTAATTTTTAAAGTTTTAGCTAGAGGAGTATATTTCCATCCAGATACTACTATTACATCTTGTATTTTGTCTGTGTCAAATGGTTGATGAACATCTAATTGTTTAAATTTTTCTTCACTAATGATATTTAAGGCCTTTTTTATATTTGAAAATGGAACATAACAGGCCCCCGTTTTTGCTCTAAATCCATCCATGTATTGATCACCATCTATTTGGCTAGAGCCAGCGTTTGATTGTCTAAAAACCATTCCCCATCTATCTGCTTTCGGAGTTTGTTTGCGAATATACCCCCCATTCTTACCCCCATTTATTTCCAAAGGGATCATTGAATATAAGATTTCCTCTCTTTAGCTGAATAGGAGAACTGATTAACTTAAATCCCTTAGAAGTTAAAAATTTAACCGCGTAATCTTGCCCAGGAGTTAACATTATAAATTAATTATTTTTTCTTCAGACCACTCATTGCTAAATCTATCAGGAGAATACTGTTTTGTTACCTTTGTATATCCTATACGGGGGTTATCATTTGAAAATATAATTCGCATCCTTGAGTTATTTGCTTTATCCCCACTTACTAAAATTTTACCACCTGGAACGATAAAATATCCAATATGTAAATTTAAGTTAAACCCCTTATTTGTTAAAACGTCAAGGGCTTTTACTATTTTTTCGTATGGTACTTTAACTGATTGATATTTTACCCCGCCTTTAGCTTTAAGCCAATTAAACATTGAAACTTTGCCTTCATATTTATCTAATTCTTGTTTTCGTTTATGTACTTCTTGTTTATGATTAATAAAATGATTGGATAATATTTCTGCCAAATCCATGTATTGATCATCATCTATTGGAATATTTCTTGATTCTCGGTGTAGTATGGTGTTATATCCCCATTGAGCTAAATTATAACTATAGGATTGTTTTCGTACAATTCCTCCTCTTTTATAAATCCCCCATAAACAGCCAAAAGGATCGTCAAAAATTAAATCCCCCCCTTTTAAGATCCTTATTAGTACTTACTAATTTGAGCCCTAATGATTTCAAAAATTTAACGGCATAATCTTGTCCAGAAGTTAAATCATTTGACATATTTGTCATGTAATTTTTTTACAGCTTCGGCAACTTCTTCTTTAGTAACTTCCCACGCCCATTCATTATAACGACTACGTGCATGAAGTGGAACTAGTTTTTCTTTAATTTCGTCATTTAAAAGTTTAAAAAGTCTATCAACATAAGACTTTCTGAATGTAATTTCTTTTCGTGCTCTGGCTCCTCGAATTTTTTCAGATAATTTTTCAGCCATATCCATATACTCGTCATCTTGTAAAAATTTTTTTCCACCTTGTTCATATTGTGGGGGAAAATGAGAGTATATCATCTGCCATTCTGGTCCTGCCCATGATTTTTTATTTAGATCTCTTTTTCTTAAATACCCAGTTCCAGAAATTTGCCATTCTGTATTATTTTTAGGATCTAAAAATATAAGAGTTCCTCTTTTTAATTGTAATGGGGTGCTAATGTGATGCAAACCTATAGATTTTAGAAAATCAACGGCGTATTTTTGTCCTTTCGATAATGGAATATCTTTAATTAATTCAGATTGTTGTTTACCAGATAAAATTTTTCTTCCTCTAACAGCTTCAGTTACTTCAGAAGATGAATACATTAAATGAACAGGCTCTCTATCTAGTTGTTTAAAAACTATACGAGGATGGACTCTTTTTTCAAATGAATTAGATATTAATTCTATATTATTAACATCATTGAAAATTGCATCTCTTTCCTTAGATGAAAGGCCTTGGCGTTCAAGTAATCTATCTAACAGTAATATATAACCTTCAAGATCAAGTTTCATAGAACAAACTTATTTTTATATTTATTCTATTTCTTCTTGCTCCTCCTCACTTTCTTCTTCTTTTTCTGTTTCGACATAAATATCTTCACCATCCCATATATAAATTCCATCTACTTCTTTAATGTCTTCAATATCAAATAAATCCACATCGACCTTTTTAGATGAAATTCCTCTTTTTAACGTTGGATCTTCTGTTTTTTCAAAATCACTTTTAGCTTCTTTTAACTCTTTTTCTTTTTGTTTTAATTCCTTAGTTAATTCTTCAATTAACTTAGCTGTATTGTCTAATTCCGTTTTGGTAAATTTTTTGGATGTTAAACCTTCTAATCTTAGAGTTAATGAAAGATTTTTATATGGAGTTAAAAATTCATCTAATTCTTGAACAGTTCTCTTTTTTGCTAATACAAATTCAATGAATTTCTTTTTTGCAATATTAAATTCAAGTTCTTTAGACGTATAATCCCTTTGATACAAGAGGTGATGATAAAGCAAACGTTTTAATTGCCACTGGTAGTCATCAAGATATTGTTCAACAGAATCATAAACTAATACTTGTCCATCTTTAACAAAGACAGGAATCTCCTTTACAATTATTGAGAAAACTTTCTTTGCAAAATCTGTGATCTCTTTCCATTCATCTTGCTTCTTTCCAACATAAACAATATCTATATTGACTTTAGTATTAGAGTTATTTAATATTCTAACACTGCCTTCAAACTTATTAAATAAAAAATCAAGTCGTTTAAGTGCTGAAGTATATTTTAAAATAGGTGGAATCCCTCGAATTTCAATTCTATTTCCAACCACATTTATTTTTGAAGAAATAATCCAAGAGTTATCTACACCATGGTACTTAGAAATTTCACCGTCAAAGTCTATAAAATACGGTTTTAAATGTTTTATCTTTCCTTCTAAATATTTTTGAATGTCTTCTAATTTTCTTGGAAGTATTGTTGTTTTATATCCAACTGCAAGACCAACAATAGGGGTTGTTAAACCGATGGGAATATCCATCCAAAACGGATGATAAGGTCCTTCAGGTTCCTTTGTTATTAGCACTTTATATTTCTTTAAAATATCATTTGCTTTTGTTGATATTTTAACTGATGTGTATCTTGCTGCAGCAGGTTCTGGACAAACTTCTGATCCAAAGAATCCATATCCTTCGAGTATTTGTAATCCTGCTCCAAACGGTCTTGCTAATTTTGATATAGCTCCTTGCAAAGAACGATCTCCGTGGTGATAACCATCTTGAATTGCTTTTCCAACAAGTGTTAAGGTTTTTTGAAACGATGTCGGAGCATTCATTAAAATATAGCGTTGAACAGGCGTCAAGGCATCGTAAAAATTTGGGATTCCTCTAGATTCAAGTACATATACAGCATACTCCCTATATTTCGTATCGATAAGTTTAGAGATTGGCAATGATATGATCTTATCTTTTTTATTTTTCGTAATCATTTTAGTATTAATAAATTTAGATATATATTATAAAAATATTATGAAAAAGTTTTATTATGTGTATATTATAACGGATAAAATTAATCAAAAACAATATATAGGGGATCATTCTACAAACAATTTAAACGATAATTATTTTGGCAGCGGATTATTAATAAAAAAATCTATAAAAAAATACGGAAAACAAAATTTCGAAATTAAAATTTTAGAATATTTTAAAACCAAACAAGATGCATTTAATGCTCAAGAAAAGTGGATATTAAAATATAATACATTGTTGCCTAATGGTTATAATATAAGTCCTAAAGGCGGGTTGGGTGTAGTAGAATGTCATTCTGAAGAAACTATAAAAAAATTAAAAAAACCAAAATCCAAAGAAACTAAAGAAAGAATAAGCAAATCTCTTAATGGCAAATCATCAAAAAGAAAAGGAAAAAAACATTCACAAGAATCAAAAAACAAAATGAGTATTTCTCATAAAGGCTTACAGGCAAACGAAAAACATCCTATGTATGGAAAACATCATACTGAAGAAACAAAAGAAAAAATTAGAAATCGAAAAATTGGCAAAAAACTTTCAGAAACACATAAAATACATTTAAGTGAATCTCATAAGGGATTAGCTTCCCCAAATAAAAATAAAAAATTAACAAAAGAGTGGAAAGAAAAAATAGGAAAATCATTGTTAGGTAAAAAAAGAGGAACTTATAAAAAAATAAAAGATTATGATAAGGTTTTGAAAAATATATAAATAAAATGCCTTCGATGCTTGTTTCCGAATCCCTACATCATTTTATTAATGAAGAATTTATAGCATATCAAATTCTTAATGAAAGATTTGATATTAATAGCATTCGGAATTATGCTAAAAAGGCACTTGTATTAGCTACTCTATTTATTTTATCAACAGGCAACCCAAAAATTACAAAGGAACAATTATCTAAATCTCCAATAATACAACAATTAGCTAATAAGCCTTACATATCCCAACGTGAGATACTTTTAGGTTTTTCTCAATTAGCAGTCAATTTCATGAATACATCTATATTAAAAGATTATAATCAGTTATCTATTAGTAAATCGGGTTTAGAGTTTATTAAGGATCATGAAAAATTTGCTTCAGTTGCCTACGCTTTAGGTGATGGAAAAATAACCATCGGATATGGGCACGCGGAACCTGAAAGAACTGCTAATTTTAAAGTGGGGGATGAAATTTCAGAGAACGACGCAATTAAACTTTTTTATTTAGATGTAAAAGAGGCTGAAGATGGTGTTAGAAGATTATTTAAAATGTGGGAAGAACAAGGTTTAGATGTTAAAGTTTCTCAACATATGTGGGATTCTATGGTTTCTATGGCATTTAATATGGGTGTTAATGGATTTAGAGGTTCTGAAATCGTTAAATATTTGAAACAAGAAAATTATTTTCAAGCTGCTAATAAAATTCCTAATACTAAAATCGAAAATGCGGATCAATTTCCGGGTTTAATTCAAAGGCGTGAATTAGAAAAAGATTTATTTTTAAAAGATCTTTTTATTATTTAATGGATTCAACGTTCCAAAATCCCTTAGTTTTGCCGGATAGGCATTTCCTGAACCTATGTCCATATATTCATTGCGTCCTTGTTCTGCCAGTAACATCAGTCTTAAAAATCGTACTTTGTGATCATAGATATAATGCTTTTCATTCTCAGAATTTCTTTTTTCTATTTCTTTTAAAATAGATTGGTTTATTCCTTTATCATTTGTTGATTTAAATAATGATGTCATCTCTGACGTTTGGGCGTTTTTTAAACTTTCCTCTATTTCATCCAAAGACTTTGGTTTTAAAATGTCATTTGTTTTCATTTTATATTCATTTAAATATAATCCTTCATGTTTTTGAATTTCTATATTCATTTAAATATACTCTTTCATTTTTTGGAATTATGTATTCATCCAAATCAATTTCGATCCAATTAGATCGATCTTCGTCAAATAAGGCCCAACATTTTTCACCATCAGTTTTTCCAATAGCAATCATCCCGCATCCTTCACATATGAAAGTTTCATAAGTGTTTGGTTCCAACATTTTGAAAATTTTTGGAACATTAATATCTGCAGGGATTTGAGTTCCCCACATATCCATTGCACATTTATTACAAAAGTCGGCCATTATATTTAACGAGTGCAAGCTTCATCACGTCCTGATTGATTCATTCTTAATTCCTTTCCCTTTTCTTCAATAGTTACAAACGTACCATCAGAATTTATATCTTCTTTGCGAATATAATTATTTTTTACATAATCAATAAAGCTATTAAATTTCGAATGAATGTGATAATCATGGTTGATTTTTATATCATCAGGAATAAGCAACTCGTTTTTCATTCGGCGGAAAACTTCTTCAAGTTCGTGTGCTAAATACTGTTGAAGCATCCCAGGATTAAGTTCATCGCGATTATTTAGTTCATTTTTTAATGTTTGAACTAATTTCATTTTGTTAAGAATTTAACGATATTTCTAAAAATGGCTTTTGTATACATAGTCATATCTGAATAATTGATAATCCAATCATAATATCCCGGATCTATTTGAAATACTTCTTGAATAGTTTTTTCCTTATACTTTCCAAAATTAAAGTAGATTTTATCGTCTTTTTTCTTTAACTTATTTTCAAGGTCAACATTTCCATCGTCGTCAAAAGCAAACTTATCTAATTCTTCGACACTATCTGGTATTTGAAATTGTTTTTTTAATTCATCTAAAATTTCGATAGTGGCTTTAATATCTGATTCAGCACTATGAGCTTGCTCCAATTCTTTGCCAAAGAATCTCTTATATGTAGCGCTAAGAGTTCTTGGTTCGGCTTTCATTAATATTTTATAAACATCAACGATTTTAAATTCTTTAACACTGATGGCGATTCCCGCTCTAAGAAATTCTTCAATCAACATAGGAATATCAAATCGTTTGCAATTATATCCTCCTAAGTCACAGTCCTTAATGAAATTATAAACAGTTTGAGAAACTTGTTTAAAGGTAGGGCAATCAATTAGATCCTCTGCTTTAATTTTATGTTTCTCATAAGCACCTGGAGCTATTTCTCTTCCTTCTGGATTTATTCGTGTGTAATATCCTATTTGTTCTCCGTTTGGGTACACTTTAATCATTTGAATTTCGATAATACGATCATGAGCTAATTCTAACCCCGTGGTTTCAACATCGAAAAATACAATCGGCCGTTCTAATTGCATGGCTTTGATATTTTATTAAATAGATAACTTATAAAATCAGATTTTTGAACACTCAACCTTCCTGTTTTGGTTTCCTCGTTAGGTGAAATAAGAGTCTTATTAATTTTACTAATAAGTAACTCTTGATGTAGTTGGCCGAGAAAGAAAATATCCAAGTTAGTTTCTGCTTCAAAATTAATATGGTTTGAATCAGTTTGTATTTTCATTAGAATAAAGTTTTTTGTTTCTGCTTTTCAATTAATTCTATTAATACATCCCCGTGGCACGCTTTGGGTTTACACCAGCAGCCAAGGATTTTTCCATCTAATTCATGTAAATCATTAAGTAAATGTTTTCCATCTCCCTCTGTAATCCATTTTCGATAAGCCTCTACTGCTTCATCTCTAGAATTTACTTTAAACTGAGCAAGAGTTTCTTCTTTATGAGAAAAGGGATTTCCCCATTTAGATGGTCTGCCGATATAAACATCATACTTTTCTTTTTTACAGTGAACAACTTTCATTTTTCCATCTATTGTTGCCATATTTGTTTATATTAATGAAATCCGACTTTGTTTTGTTTAAATATGTTTCCTTTGTTGTCTTCGCCATAAAAATAAATCTCTGAAAGAGTCATTGGTTTGGTAACTTCAACATTATGACCAATTTTTTTAAGAAGTTTAGTTGCTTTTTGGGGATTTAATTTTTCAAAGGCATAGCTTTTAACCAAACGCCCATCTCTGAGCAAAGCTTCATCTATAGTTTTTGTATTTGTATTAAAGGTTGCTACGATTGAAATATTTAGACAGTCTGAAAGAAGACCATCAGTAAGATTCAAAATATTTGAGATAGCTCCAGTTCGCCCACTCCCGTCACGTTTCTGTAATGCTGGTTCAGCATCTTCAATGATAAGGACTGAGTCGCTATTGTTCATTAAAAATGGAATAAATGAGGGGTCAGTTATATGATCGACCATATCTGGAGATACGAATATAATATTGCGACGAATCTTTCCAGCTAAATATCTTATCCATGTAGTTTTGCCGGTGCCTGGATCACCACTTAAAATATAAAGACCCGTTTTCTTTTTGTCATTTAGATGATTAATAATATAGTCGGAAACATCTTTAAAATCGTCATTATAATTCATTTCAATATCGATGTCTATTTTCTTGACATCAAAAGCCATTTTATCAAATCCATAATCACCACGATAAACTACATGGATTTGATTTTTCTCGGCACTTTTTTTCTTGTAATTACTTAATAAACGTAAAATAATATAAAATGGATTATCGTCAGAACGGTCAAGGTGTTTTGTAGGATTAATAAAGAATGATAAATCTTGAGTATCGAATTGCATTATTAGATCATCTTCCACTATCATTGTGTAATCATTTAATTGTAAATCTTGATCTCCAAAGACTTCAATAATTCTTTGACAATATAATGGTGGATTTAAATATGTGAAAAAATCCGTTAAAAAAGCCTTATCGTATCGACTTGCCGATATTCGATATACAAGAGGGAGAAACCCATTTCTCTTATTATAAAAATATTCTACTGAATCCCACTCATATGCTGATCTATAGGAAGTTTCCTCTATAGTAATTCCTTTAAAAAAATCAACAGTCTTTCCCCACTGAAATTTATAAGGATTTTCATGTACGAATTTTTCAAAAGAAAGTTTCTTTATTTTTTTAAAATTTAGTATATCATGTGATTTAAGAACAGGAAGTTGTTTTCCTCTTTTAGCATATTTTCTTCGGGATTGAGCCCTTTCTCTCCTCATATTAGTCGTTATTTGATTTACTAAAATTTTACCTTGATTATCATCAATATAAAAATTATCACTCATTTATCTTCAACTCCTTCAAGCCATTTTTTTCTTTTACTTGCAGAATCTCCAAAGGCAATGTCTAAAAATCTCTTAGAACTTCGGTCATTTAATATCTGAAACATAGTTTTATTATTCATAACATATTGCCAATCATCGATGGATAATGAACCCAATCCTTTCAAATAATTAACATTAGTTATTTTCTCTGTAAAATTACTAAATTCTTCTAATGAATAAAAATATTTTCGATTATTTTTATGATCACATGCAACTAAAGGTGTTACTAATTTAAAAAGTCTACCCTCTTCAATAACATGTGGAAACCACTTATGAAAGAAATTTATTATTAAGGATGCAATATGTTGTCCATCAGGGTCTTCATCGGTAGCAATAATAATGTTTTTATAAAGTGGGGCTTTCTTTTCAGACGGATCTAGTCCAAGAATACTCATGATTTCAAGAATCTCCTTATTTACAGTTAAATCAGAAAGTCTTTTTGTATTTTTTATCTTTCCTTTAAGTGCATAAACACCTTCTGTTTCAGAATTTCTTGCTTGTCGAACTGATCCAGCAGCAGATAATCCTTCTGTAATATAAATATTTTCTTTGATTCTAGAGGCAGGTGAGTACTTATCAGAAATCTTTCTCTTGGATGTGCGGGAGGCCTTCTTAATAACTTTTATATTTTCTGAATATAGTCTTTCATCTATACGTTTAGCTATCTCCTCGGCGATATCTGAGTCCTTTAGAAATCTAAGCAGTCTTCCTTTAAAAGAACTTTCAAGAAGACCTTCAATTTCAATTCTAGAAACTGCATATTTAGTTTTGTTTTGATCTGCAAATCTCATCAATGTTGATGGAACATTTAGAGATATTAAAGTTTCGTAAAAGTGATGTGCTAAATTATATTGAAAGTATTCATTTACCCAATCTTGTACAATTTTCTGATGAAGTCCAGTGCATTGAGACCCATTAACAAAAGACAAAGAACAAGAGTTTTCATAAGATGGCCAAAGTATTATTGTTCCCCATTCTTTACTATCCACTATAATTGTTTCTTTGGGTAAAAAATTCATTATCGGAATAGGATATTCTTGATTATTTTTAGTGAAGACGCCTGTTATTTGAAGATTCTTTAAGGCTTTGTCTTGATTAATAAGATATTGCTTAAATGACAAATATGTTGATATTAATTCTTCATCCCATTTAAACCCTGGAAATACATCAGGTGATGGAACAAATGAAACCATTGTTCCTTGAACATCTCCTGTTTGTTTTCCTCTTTTTATTTCTTCCACTACTTTAAAGTCTTTCCAAGAATAAGAAACAAAACTTGTGGCATTAACTGTTCTAACAGTAAAAGCCTCGGATAAAATGTTTACTATTGAAGCACCTACACCATGGGTTCCAAGAATATTTGTAGAGGTATCAATAAAATTAGAACCGGCATGTAATTCTTCGAATGCGGTTCTCACAACATTCTTTTTGGTTTTTTTATGCTTTGAAGAAGCCTTATGAAACCCCTGTCCTTGGTCGGTTATTGTTACTCTATTTGTATCTAAATTGATTTTAACTTCAATACCTTTCATCTTACCTTTCATTCTTTTAGCCTCATCAATAGCGTTTTCAAGAATTTCGATAATAAGATGCATAAAACCCGGAGACCAAGGTTTATCTACTTGTTGTAATTTCCCATCACGAATAATAGGCAATTTGTCATCCATCATTGCTACTTGACCAAGATACATAGTGGGACGAAGCCTTACGGCTTCGAATGTATCAAGTGCTACTATTTCTTTTTGATGGGATTGTTTTATTACGACCATAAATACTTTTTTACTATTATTTATATGACGAAAAAATAATTGGTTTTAAAAGAAAGGGACACTGTCCCCATGTGTCCCTTTCACCCTGATTAACCTAAACCTATGATATGAATAAAACCACAGTGCTAATATAAACTATTTTTATTATTCATGAAAACATTTGCTGTTAAAAAACTGTTAAGATTTAAGGTGAATGTTTGCAGCTGTGAGTCTTGCTAATGGGTCATCTCCAATTTTCCATCCAAACGGCATTGATGTTTTCAATCCTAAAGTTGTATTTAATTCATTTGCTTCTTCAGGAGTAATCAATACAATGTTTAAAGAATTTTTAAACATAAGTGCTATTTCAGCATTACTCTTTCCGCTCTTGACCATTTCTACAGCCTCACATATTAAAAAATCACATGGAATAATATGTTCTCTGTAGCTATTTTCTGGTGTCCTATTAACGGATTCTCCAATGATAATTAAATCATCAATAGAATCCATTTGTAATGTTCCTCTATTTAATCCTCCTGGCATTCCATTTTCAACTGAAAAACGGACTTGTTTAGCCATTTTTTCAAAAATACCGGTTCGATCTAGAGAAACTTTTCCTCTTTGACCTGCTGGTTTTTCCAGTGTGAATGGCAGATTTTCAATGATCTCAACCAGTTGATAGAAGTGTTCAGGTTTTGGGTTCTTTTGAAAACGAATGCTAGCATTACATTTTCCAAGAAAATGATCACCAAAATTTTCGGCTATAATTTCACGGATTTTAGCCATATCATTTGGTGAGTTACCAAATCCTACAACAAGACATTTTCCCCCTGTATTCCATTCTGTCTTTACACCTTTAATGAATGCATACCACCCCCAAGTTGCTTCAAGAGCGTCATACCCACTATCAGTTAAAAATTGAATAATTTCTTTATTATGCTCTTTCATTTCTTATCATATTAAAAAACAAGAGGGGGAAGTTTTCCCCCTCTTTGTTCGGAGTTCAACTTATGAGAGTTTTTCGTTGGCAACTGCGAAGACCAGTTTAGTCTGGAGGTCTTTAACCTGAGTGCGATTATCGCCGAGGTCTGCAACTATCATGACCTGCTTTTTTTCACCTTTTGAGGTGGTGTAGGTCTTGATGTTGTTGTTTGCATGGGCAGCAAGTGTGCTGAATACGTCGGCTTCAAGCGGCTTGTTCAGATATTCTTCAGCCATTATCCAGAGAGTCTTGTTAAGAGCAATCTGACGAACTGCGTTGTTGATGGCTTTCGAACGGCTCATTCTTCCTTTTTCAGATTTCTGGGCGAAACCACCTTTGATCAACCATTCGCGAACGTTCTGGAAAGTGTCCCATAATGTTCTCGGTCTTTCACCGCCGCGCATCGGGTCGAGAAGAACTTTCGGGTCGATTGAATCGTTCAGGTTCTTGAAATTGATGGTACCGTCATCGTTGATGTATCTACGGGGATCGCGGTAAGCGGCACCTCTGTTTGCGAAATCAAGCTGTTGTTCTTCTGAAAGAACGATTTCCTGCATTTCAGCAATGTAACCGGCAACAACCTTGTACTGTTCAGCCATTTTATTCATGATCTCCTTCAGTTCTTCGAAGTCAAGACCCATGTGGCGGAACTTGATGTTGGTGAAAAGGTTCGGTGAACTGATAACCATTTCTGACTGACAAACTGCGCGGAACAAACCCATGTGAAGCTGAGCTGAAGAACCACCATTGTGGCTATTATCAAGTATCAGCTGTGGGCGTACGTTGTCGTTCTTAAGAGGCATGAAACCAAGTTCCGGATTGGTAAGGCGAATGATATGCCTTGAAAACTGGCTACGTCCCTGCTGCTTGGCATAGGTAAGATTCCAACCAAGTTTTGAAAGGTTGTCGAGAATACCAGTTGTTGCAACGAAAGAGTAAACCTTACTTCTGTTGTGTTCACCTGAAAAAGCGGCGGGAGCAACATTTCTCAGATCTTCGAGGTTTTCTACTTTGTAACCGTTTGTTCTTAAAATCTTTTCCATTTTTGTGTGTGTTTAAGTTAATATTAAGTTTTAATTTCATAGTAAATATAACACATTTCTGCGACAGTAAAAAATTTTTAGGCAGTTTTTTTCAAAAAAAGTGAGATTTTAACATTTTTTAATAATTAACTAAATGGTTTGTTACCAAAAGGACTTTCAAATGGTGAATGTGGAGGCCACGGTTTATCAGGTGGTCTGCCGGGAGGATATGGGGGCTTCCCATCACCTGGAGACCAAGTCATCATAACTAAGGAAATCGAATTATCTAATTTAATTTTAGTTATTTTTGGCTTAGTATATTTCATAATTTCTTTCTCAAATCTTCAATATCGATCTTGTTGAACGTACATTCAGAACCAATTTTCCAAGAATTTCCTGTAGCAATATCGATTGCATGAATCTTATTTCCAATAAAGGCCTTGAATAAAAATGCCTGTTTGGCATTTTCGATTGAGAAAAGGTCTCCTTTTCTCAAAGTTTCGGGTCGGGTTTGGTAGATGCTGAAAGAACATCATTACTTTTTCCAACTATAGCCTTAGCAAATGGAGTTGTTCCCATTCTGTCTTTGTAAATTGGAATGTTGTACATTTTTCCTGAACCAACGGCTTTTCCAACCCACTTAGTTCTTTTCATTTCCATGAAAATCATTTTTTCATCATTCCAAAGTTTAATTATGTCTCCTTTAGAAACAAGGTCTGAACCTCCACCTTTGCTGATTAACGGTAAAAATGCTTTTGTTGCCATTGTATTAATTATTAATATGAATTAAATGAACTGTTGGATAAAATTCTTCATACTTCTGACTTTCACAAGGAATAAATTTATCAGATGTTGCAGATACAGTATTTCCATTTGATTTTATTGCATATACTATGCAAACAAGTTTTGGATCGTACATTCCATTTGGTGTCAATACAAAGTCTTTTATAACGACTTCTTCTCCGTTATAAAGAACTTTGTTACCTTTTTCAATCTTGATCAACGGGCTTTTCATTTGATGTATCATTAGTAATTAAAATGTCTTTTATAGAGTCCTTCAAGGTTGTCAGCTTCCATCATGAATCGAGCAATACTGACTTGTTGTTCTCTCCAGCCAAGTTTCATGACACCATTATGGCATTTGGAAATATACTCATAAATAATATCGATTTGTTTTTTCGTCATATCAACATTTTTTATGTCAATACGTTCATTTAAACAACCCCCAAAATGTACGGCATTTCCATGTATTTTGACCCAACCTGCTTGTTCAAGCCATGCGCTTGCATTTACTACACTATCAAATTTATCTTTTTTGGGAACAAGGCCTTTTTCCTGAAGAGCATCAGCTATTTGTATATGGAGCATATTTGCTATTTCTCCATTCAGGGCGTAATAGAGGTCTTCTGGTGATAACCAACCAGCGGACCAATTGTCCATTATATTGACGGGTTCGATACCTTTAGAAATGACCTCATCAATTTCCCTCGCAGAATCTATATATAATTGAACTTTATTAGCTTCAATTTCTTCCATTGAAAATTCAAAGTTCACAGTTTCTTTCATAACAAACATTACGTCAGTCAAAGTCCTCGAACATTGTAATTTCATACTATTATATTTCGAAAATGTCTCATTGTCTGCAAATTCATCAAAAGAATTGATCATCCATTCCATTGTATTTTGAATTTGCATCGTAGTCTCAACAAACCTCTTAGTCGTTTCAAACAAAGATGCAATAGCATTAACATCTCTGTCGTCTCTTAATGCTTCTAATACAGCTTCATCTTTTCCTGAAACAAATTTAAATATCTGATCATAATCAAAATCAAAATTAAATCTGTTGTTTTTGCGAATTTGATACTGAAGAGATTTGAAACCATCAATAAGGGCATCTGCATGGATTTCAATATCGCGAGTGTGTCTTTCAATCCAAAATAACGGATCAACCTTTGGAAATATTTTGTCATGCAATTCGGGAATGCGCTTCGTTGGCAAAACGCACTGTTCTTCTTCATCAACCGAAAGAACTATTTCGCCCTTTAAAATACGAAGGGCTAATTCAGTTGGGCATCCATGAAGGCTATCTGTTATGGTTTTAAGAGCTTGTATAGGATTATTGCGTTCTATAAGATGTTCTTGGGCTATTTCCATTAATAGAACTCCAAAGTTATCTCCTATTCTAAAATGTACTGTTTGTGTAGCCATGTGTGTAACCGATTATTTCATAAGATTAATAAGTTCTTTGCCAGACTTGCACTTTTTGCAAAGTTCTTCCAAACGATTAAACCTATCTTCGTTTTTTTCCCCTGTACGAAATTTCATCCAGTTTACAAAGATTTTGGCCTGTTCTTTAAGCTCGGCAGAGTCATTTGAAAAAGCAAGCTCTAATTTTTCCCCAGATCTTCCGATTAAAAAACGGAAATTAGCTCCGGATGGGAATTTGACACTAATTGACATTCTGTCAAAACCGATTGATTTTTTAATTTTTGCTTCCATTGTGTGTGTAAGGAACGATTTGTATTTCTGCGAATAATCTTTTTACGTTTGTACATCTCCCATGATTGGCGGGGCTTTCTTTGATACTGTTCCATATGTTAAGAATTTACATTGTTGCTAATATAATAAAAATTCTTGAAATAAAAAAATATATACATCAAAAAACTAAAATTAATATTTAAGAAATGAAAGAAACCTTTGTCCCAAATCATCTACACTTATTAGTTAGAGGATATGTGACACACCCTCCTTCCACTACTGAAGAAAGCAACGAATTCTTAATCAAATTAGTAAAAAAAGTAAGAATGAAAGTAGTCGCCGGACCTACCTCAGTTTACGTTTCCGATCCTGGAAACGAAGGAGTTACTGGAACAGTAACATTAGCAACTTCTCACGCATCAATTCATGTTTGGGATTCCCAAAAACCTTCAATGTTTCAGTTTGATTTATATAGTTGTTCAGCTTTTACACCTGAGGAAGTAATAGATTGTATTGACGAACATTTTGATTTAGAAAAAGCTAATTATATTTTTATAGACAGAAATGAAGATGAATTTAAAGAAATAGAAAGGGGCCAAATAAATTGACCCCATCTAAAAACACACACATGAAAATTTATCTAGTTTCTTTTATTATATAAGAGCCTTCCCATATTCCCCAAGAACTTTTTTCACTGAATGTATAAGTTTCAGGTTTTTCATCGTCTTTCATAGGACGAGTAAGGTACCAAAGATTGTCATCTTTCCAGGTTGCATTTATCAACTTCTGATTAGCTGGTAAAGTAATGTGGGCAGTTCCACCAAAGGACTTAGCGCGGGAATTTTCAGTACACCCTGTTAAAAACATAGTTACTGCTATAAACATTGAAAATAATATTATTTTTTCATATCTTAGATACTGATAAATTTTCATCAACTGAACCATCCGGATTTATACGGATTATTTCATTTACTCTCTGCATATTTTCTCCATTGTATTTTGGAAATTGCTTCTGTAATTCCTTTTTATTTTTGCAGAATACGGGGTAATCATCCCATTCAAAGGTGTCACAAACGGAGATGATGTATTTATGTTTTGTGCTTTTTGCTAGTTCTATCCAGTTGTCGACGTCTTCTCTTGATGCTGCCATTCCTTTTGTTTTTTATGGTTTCTTCTTCTATTTCTTGTAGTGATTTACAAAATTCAATTTCAAAATCATAAACCATCTACCCCTCCTAAGTAATTATCTTGGCCAAACATAAGGCAAATCTCCTTCGATATTGAATAATGGTTTATAATACTCGGGATTTTTTCGAACTAAGTTACTCTTATGACTAATGAAAAAGTTTTCATTCAACCATGATGGAGCAATTGGTTTTTGATTTTCAACTAATTTGTACAAACGATTGTAATGTGCTTCGCATTTTGGTCCCTTGAATCCGCGATTTTTCCATTCATCAATCATAGCTTTAAGGTACACTTTGACCAAGTAAGCTTCATATCCTTTCCACATACGAACGGCCGGATGATTACGCCATCCTTTCGTACGCGTCTCATCCAATAAGATATTAAGAATCTGAATAGTTTCAACGCGCTGTTTGCCAAGTCGTTTTGAATCCAAAATCTTTGCAGTATCAGAAGGTTCGTATGTAACTAAAAAAGTTTGCATGTACAAATATAATAAAAAAATCGAATATAAAAAATTATTTTCGAGGTATTGGTTGAGGAGCTGCTCCTATTTTTTAAAGACAATCATGTTAGTAACGATATAATGAAAAAACTTCTTTTGTACAAGGAACACATTTGCGTATATGTAGTTCATTATGAACTTTATCACCATGTTCAGTTACCCATTCAGTAGAATGTTCAGACCAATGGCAATAAACAGCCCAATCGTTTCCATATCCTTTCTTAGCCACCCATCGAAGAGTATCTCCTTCACGAGTATTAGTCATATAAAGACCTTCAGGAGAATTAGGAAATGTGCCAGTAGCAAAGACTTCCCCTCTTGGAAGAGCATCAAACTCTTCTTTAGTCATTTCTCTTTTTCTGCTTTTTATCTCGTCTATAATATCATCTAATTTTTTGACCACATAAGCATCCGCTATTCCCTTTTGAGGAAGTAGTTTATGAATGGCCTTTAAATATAGAAGAATATCTTCATCCCCTTCAATTCCATCATAACCATGAGCACAATTCAGCCCGGTCGTGAAGCACATTTTAGTGACCTCATCAGCTATTTCATTAATTAACTGTTCTTTATTCATTGTTCATCCCTTATTACTGTTTCATGCACACACATTACATTTACTTTGTTACAAAATTTATTAAAAATTGGTTATTAAATGTGACAATCTACAATTGCAATGTATTTATCCTGATTAGGTTCAATGAAGTTCTTATGATACTCATCTTCGAACTTATGCTGATCCTCATGAGATTCGGTACTACAACCAAACCACCCCATTTCTCCAGGAGAATGCCATACCCCATCTGGTGTTATAACGGCATATGTGCTGAAGGTTGTATGAGATTTGATATAGTTATCTTTGTTGCCATAACGTTCAATGTACCATTCTGGCTTATAAAATGAGTATTTCATCCTTTTTTCCTGATCAATTCCAGGTTTTGTAAGAATATCCCATATATCTCCATCTTCGGCTTCGTCCTTAAGCAATTCGAACTTAGCTATTTCAGCCATTTTGTCCCAACATACATCAGAAACTTTGCAAAGGTCTACCCAATTATAATTTTCGGGAGTATTTGGAACGTCATTTCCAAAAACGCCTGGTTGGCCAAGTTCCCCTTCTTTATTTACTTTAACAAGAAGACTCCCCATCCATCTTCCACCTAGTGAATACCAATCCCATTTAGCATTAGGATTTTCCCAATACCCATATGCTTTCTGGTCTTCGTCATAGTGATAACCGCAATACTCTTCGATGTACTTTTCGAAAGTCGGATATTTCTTCTTGACATCCTTTTTTTCTTCTTCGTACTGTTTTCGGTATTCTTCCTCAACATTATTAAAGGCGAGGAATTCTTTGGGGCAGTCGCCCATGTTGTTCTCCTGATAAGGAGCTAACAGTTTCTCAATGTCTTCGGGTTTGTCGCAAATTACTGCTACTGTGAAATGACTCATAGTTGTACATTTTTAGATTATGGCAAATATAAACAAATTTTTCAAATAAAAAAATATTTTATGTTAATTGTGATAGATGATCTATACAAGCTCCTCTATTTTTCCAATCGTAGCGATCCATTAATGCATCTCTCAACATTCTATCAAGAATTTGACCAACTGCGGCTCCTCTTAAATCTGACATCATAATAACATCATTTCCATTTATTTGGATGTCTTGCATTCTTTTAGGAAGTTTTCCTGATTGCATTTTGGCAACTACTTGATCTATTTCCATAGGCAATATCTGAGCTGTCATAACTTCAGGAGCCTTTTCAAAAGCTTTAAAAAGCATATGAAGAAAATCTTCCTTTTCCGTTATTTCAGGATACGATGTCAATATATGATCAAGTATTCGAACATTTTTTTCAAGATTAGCATCCCCCTTTAATCTGGTTTTTATAAAATGGGCGGGATTTACTCCACCAAGAACTCCAAGTACATAGTAAAAAGATATAGGATCGAGCTTATCTAAACCCTCAGTATATTTAAACATCTTTTCTCCGAACAACGCTCTATCTACTTCAGTTTGATGTAATAATTTAAACACTAATGAAGTATCTCCGTTTTTAGTTAATATCTTATTTAATTCTTCAAAGATACGTTCTCCAGAAATTTCTGTAATCAAGTCTGCGTTGTCTCTCATCAACATTAAAGTATTGGGCTCTATAGTAGAACCAAATCTTGATGCAAACTGTATTCCTCTTATTATTCTTAACGGGTCTTCAGTAAAAGCAGTATTATCTGTGGCGCGAAGAATATTGTTCTTAAGGTCTTTAAGACCATTAAAGGGATCGAGAATTTCCATCCTTTTAATATCTACTGCAATAGAATTATAAGTAAAATCTCTCCTTTTCAAATCTTCTTCAATAGTCACTCCATCTGTGATAATTTCAAATCCTTTATGACCACTTCCTATTTTTCTATCTTGACGCGGAGTAGCGATATCATAAGGTTCTCCCTGAAATCCCTTTGGTCTAAATTTAATTACAGAAAAAGATTCGCCAACAATGTCTACTTTTCCAAATGGTTTTAACATTTCATGGATTTTTTCAAGTGGCAAGCCTTCAATAATTATATCAATATCTTTGCTTGGTTTATTCATAAATGCATCTCTGACACACCCACCCACTATAAATGCATCAGCGGACATGAGTATTTGACGCATCCACTTCGCTGACCTTAAATCCAATAATATGTCTCTTACTTTTTCAGGAATCATAGTGCTAATATAATAAAAATTTTCGAAACTAGAAAACTTTATTATATCTATTTTATGATTCCTCTTCCTCTTCTTTTTCTAGTTCAGCCAGAAACTCTTTCTTTGTAGGCAAAGCATCAATGGAATATGACTTTCAGTCCAACTGGATAATAATTTGATGTTTCGTTGTCAATTCCCTTTCGTTCAAATCAATTACATATGCCCATTCACACCAAAGAGAATCCTTTACAAAATCTAATGAATTCTGAAGTTCAGTGACGTTGTCTTTGTAGATCATTTCAAGAATTGCTGCGCCAGTATCACGATGCAACCCGGGATATTTTTGTTGAAATTTATGCGAAACATCAATCCCTACCCATTGTGAATTTGGATCTGCCCCACATTCAGTCCACCTTTCTTTAATCTGTTCTGCAGTTAGAAAAATACATTTTTCAATCTTTTTTCGAAATTTAGGCATGTTTGCTTTTCGAAGAAAGTTCAGAATTGTTACTCCTTGGCCGGACGGATAACCATCCCATTGTCCATATTGGGCAACCTTTGGTTCTCCGTTTAGAAATACTGCTGTGACATGTCTTGTTCCCATTATTTAAATAATTTTAAAATATTTTTATCATTACATGGTTTCCATTTTGGATGATCAGCTTTATTATTTTTCCAATCATATTCAATTTCATCAATACTTGAACGGCCATCATATGTTTCAAAAAAACGACACTTAGGATGATCTAATTCAAGTAACTTAACTAGTTCTGTAGCTAATTGTTCAGAAGCATTGGTTACAGATGTTCCGTCATTAATATCTTCAAAAAGAATTAAGCATTCTTGCGTATCTAAATTCTTTTCTATGTAAACATTACATGACGACGGGTGAATACCCCATCCTTTAAATTCATGTCTAAACGATTGTATCATTTTTTTCTCGTTTAATTAAAAAATAATGAATAACGAAATTAATAATCACAAATACAATAAATCTTCCTATGATGACTTTGATGGGCATTCTTTTTAGATAAAAAGGTAATAAAGCGAAGAAAATCTGCGTTATCACTATTAGCTCTTTTAAAGATACCATCTAATTCTAATGCACCGCTTGAACTTGGAAAATTCCGAGTAGGAATAGAACCATCATAAATCATTTCAATAAGTTTATGAGGCTTCTTCTTATAAAGATTGGCGCTTTTTAAAGTAACTAAATATTTTGTATAATCAATTTCCATCTAGCAAATATATTAACTCGACAATTTTTCATT